ATGTCCATTCGTTGCACCGTCGAAAGCGCATTCTTCATCGCCTGGAGCTTCCTGGAGCAGAGCGGCGAGCTCGGACCTCCGGACGAGACCGCGAACACCATTCTGGATGCCATCGAAGCGCAGCTCAGGACCGGTGAGCGGCGGCAGGTGATGCTCGCCAACAAGGCGATCGGCGCCTACCGCAAGCAGGTGGCCCAAAGCCGCCTCTTGGCCGAACGCCAGATCCGTCTCGGATAAGAGCCCGCGGCGCCCCACAAGCGCCGGCTCATTTGGAAATTCCGTAGTTCTCCGGATGGGAATTAGGCTGAAATCCATCAGCCGAAAATCCCTAGCAAAACAGAGGACTACGGAAGATGAAACGGCAGGAAGCGGCACCTGAAGGCATGAACGAATCGTCAACCGGCGCCACGGTTGGCACAGAATTGACACAGCCGCGTTCACGGCGTGTTCGCGACATGGAGGTGTCGAGCTCCACTTACTTTGTCCGCGATGGAGACGAGATCAAGATCGGAACTTCTTTTAAGCCCGAGAAGCGGATCAGGGGGTTGGAGCGCGAAATTGGTCGCCCTCTGGAGACCCTCGCAATCGTCCCTCTCGAGGTGGCGGATGAGGGCAAGACGCACCAGCGCTTCGCCCATCTGCGCGTCCATGGTGAGTGGTTTCGAGCCGAAGCTGATCTGCTTCAGTTCATTGAGGAGGTCAAGGCGGCGCCTGTGCCGGCCCCTCCCACCTACGACTTCAGCCGCCCGAAGGTCCGGCTCAACCCGGCCAAGACGATCTCGAAGATGCTCAAGATGCGGAGCGCGATCGGCGCCCATACGGCGTCCGGGCATCACATCTCAAATGTCGATGAAATCCGCCAGAACAGGGCGAGGGCCGAAGCCGCGGGCGATCTGGTCCGGCTTGCCTACCTTGACGCCAGCCTGGAGCGGCAGCTTCAGGGCCTCGCGCGCACCCGTCAGGCATAACCGCTCAGCAGGGGAGATCGCCGTGGATGACCTATTCCAACTCGACCGAGTTCTAACGCCGGCAGAACGGAAGCGGCTGAACAGCAGGCCAAAGACCAAGAAGACGGGCCATGCGTGGCGGCCGGGCACGGGCCCGGAAGGCGAGACCTGCAAGACCTGCAAGCATCTGGTCCGGAAGCAGATGTCCAAGGTCTATTTGAAGTGCGGCCTGATGCGAGCGCATTGGACCGGCGGCGGTGGAACGGACATTCGGGCGGGCGATCCAGCTTGTCGGGAGTGGTCCTCACTTGGACAGGGAGAGCCACGATGACAAAGCCAAAGAGGCCGAAGCCGTACAGGTCTACCGGATACGGCATCCTGAACCCCTACGGAGATATGTGGACTCCGGAGATGTTTGAAACAAAGGCCGAGGCCACATCACACCTAGAGCGCTTCTGGAGCCAGCCAGGGTTCGGCCCGAATGATTTGAGCCGGTTCAAGATCGTGAAGGCTAAACAGGTCGTGCATTATGTCGGCGATGCAGACTAGCGCTCTGGCAAGGACAGAGAACATGAGCATGGTTTCTAAGCTTCAGCGAAAGAACGGCGAGGATCACACCGGGTTCACGATCCGGCTCATCAAGGCGGAAGTCATTGAGCGGGAGCTGGAGGCCTTAGCCGAGAACTTTGAGGGCACCGGACCGGATGCCTTCTGGAGCGGCCAAGAGGTTGCCGCCGCGATCCGTAAGCGGATCGAGAATCACCCAGATCTTCAGTAGGGAACGCGGACGATGATGAAGCAAAAACGGGACTACGTGAAGGAAGTGGCTGACGCGCATACGAACCTGAACGTGTTCGCCTCGATCGTATCGGTCCTAGAAGGCGGCCATCTATACGGTTGCCATAGCGACCGAACGGTGCAGCGGATCATCGAGATTTGCAAGGCTGAGCAGTACAGGTGCCTGAAGCGTTTCGACCGCGCCAGAATCGCATTGTCGAATGGTCATCAAGGAGGAGAAGCATGAAAACCGTGACGACGCTGGCCCGATGCCCGATCGGGCTATTCGAATCCGAGAGCGGCGAGATTTGTCTGAAGACAGAATACGGCAACAACGAGGGGCGCATTGACGCCTATATCGTGTCCTCTGGCGAGTTCTTTTGGGGGAGCCAGCCGCAGACCATCGCTAACCAGCGCAAGCAACTGGTGAGCCCTGTAGACATGGTGAGGATACCGTTGATGGAATGCGAGACGTGCCATGGCGATGGTGACGGCGGCGCCGAGGCTGACTTTTGCCAGACGTGCGGCGGCGATGGGTGGGTGCGCGTTCCGCCTACCGAGTCCTGACCTAGGAGTGCTGAAGTGAAAGCTCTATTCGCGTTGGTCGCTGTGCTCGCCCTCGCCTTCTGGCTTGGCGGCTTCCACATCGTTCACAAACGGCCTGACTGGCAGCTATTCGGCTGCAAGACGACTTACATCAACCCCCAAGGCGAAGACACCGGAGAATGTCAATGAGCGCACTTAGCGAGCACTATGCCGGCAAGGAATGCCCCGGAGACTTCGATGAAGAGGATATCGCCAATCTGAGAGCCTTCATCTGGGCGGCTGGCGCGGACGATGAGACGGCTCATTTTGTCGCAAAACAGCTTCTCAAGAAGGGAATGCGTTTGGTGCCTTACACTCCGACAGAGGAAATGCTTAAGGCCACCGGCGTCCTTGCGCAGGACTACGGCCAGCATGTCTTCACGAAGATATACTGGGCGATGATTAATGCGGCGCCGAAAGCGTAGCACACTTTCATTGTTGAGCAGAGAGCCCCGATGAGCACAGATTGGTACTTGTTCTCTCCTGGCGGTCGGAAGAGCGCCATGGTTGGATCTGACGGGTTCAGTGGCCCAAAGGTCTGGCCGACCGAATACAACGGCGACAAGCTCTTGCGCTGGGCAATCGAGAACAACGTCAAGGACGTAATTTTAGTCGATGAAAATGACCAGCGGCTGGTGGAATCCGAAGAACACCCACAGCACCAGCGTTTCTAAGCGAAGAGTCCCGATGAGCATCCGCCCCTCCCTCGCCCACGACGCTTCGCCGGACGCTTACGCCGAGGCGATGGTGCGATGTCAGGGCTATGCGCCATCGTGCTCTGATGCCTGCGAATGCCTGCATGATGGTGTATGCTTCACGAGCAGCGGGCGCGGTTTCGCGGGTGCCAGGAAGATGCTGAAGGCGCTTGTTGATGAGGAGACCGACGTCTCGACACGAGTTTGGCTCAAGCTCGCCTTGGACGCGCTAGACCAACATCAGTTCCTCGCGCGCGGGGCGATCGACGCCTTGAAGGTAGTAGCGATCAACAAGAAGGTGCGCGAGGAGTACGGCGCACTTGGGCAAGGAGCGCTGAAGTGACCATACCGCAACAAGACCGGATCGACGAGTTAGAAGAGGCGCTGCACAAGATAGCTCAATGGAGCGACGCTTATCCGCTGGACATTTTTCCAGAGCCGGATTTGAAGAAGGCTCGCGCCTTACTAGAGGCCGGCGGCATCACCCTGGATTCGATCAGCGCACATTGCATGCGGCATGTGGTCGAGGGCGTCGGCAAAATCGCCAAAGAAGCTCTGGCCTGATCATAAACAAAAGCCCGGCACGAAGGCCGGGCTGCTTCTCAGAGACTGTCCTGGATTTACTCCGGGGGATGCATGGTAGCCTCCTAGGCTGATGGGCTCGCAAGGGCCATAGTCAATGCAAGAATCCTACTCCTGATTTTCGAAAACGCAAGCGAGGATGCAATGAGCGACAATCAAGCCTGTGAGAATACCGACCGCGAAATTTGGCGCGAGCGTGAAGGCGACTTCTACGCGGACTCGCTCCACGTCACTAAATCTGGCGGGATCGGCATCAACTGCGGAGGCCATGTTATTGTGATGTCGCCAAGGAACTGGCACCGCATCGCGCAGGCTCACCTCAAGACGCTAGAGCGCCAGCCTCATCCCCATTGTCCCTGAGGCATTACCGATGACGGTATGGATCTACGTCAATACCAGCAAGCAGGTCGGAGACAAGGGCCACCTGAAGGTCTTCGCGACTGAGGACGCCGCTCGTGCTTGGTTTTCCGAGAACGACCCCGAAGGCGTGGCATTCGAGTACGAAGTCCAGTCTTGACCACCCTCCCCGCCCGCGGAATCATGGGGAATGGATCGCGTCAGAATCGTCAGGCACTCGATCGTGTCGGACACCGGCAGCTTTGAGGTCAGGTTCTCGGACGGCAGGAAGTCGGTCTATTTCTACTGGGACGACATACCATCCCGCCGGCTACGCCCCGAGCAGGTCGACCAGGAGACCGCCAAGAAGCAGGCGCAGGAATTTGCTAGGAAGGAAACGAAATGATCGACCGCGACGCTGTACTTGAAAAGATGATCAAGATGTTCACTCCGTATTCCAAGGATCGCTTCTTGGACTACGACGGAGAAAAGACCATCTGTGGTCCCAATGACCGCGCAATGATGGGGTTCGACACAAACTTCCCGAAAGAGTGGCTGATCGAGGACTTTGATTTTTCTGATGAAGAAGCTGATTGGCTCATCAGCAAGGTACGAGAGCTGGCGCCGGCTGACTAGGCCGCCCGAGTAAAACCTCAGGCGCCCAGCCGCGGCTTATATGGTACCGCCGCCGACCCGAGATTAACCGCCAATGCAGTCCCCACCACGTTAACGGCTCGATCTGGCGTGAACGTTCCGCGCGTTCCCAACTGCGTGTTGTTGGCGCCGCTGGCAAATGTCGCCGAAAATATCTGACGCGAATAGGCGGCTCCAAATGCCTTGCTGGTCATGGTCCCGCTGAGCAGGCGGAAGCCAAGGTTGGCTGTTCCAGCGGGGTCGAACGACTTCCCCGTCCATGCCATATTGGCGACCAGGCCATTGATCGAAGCATCGGCATCGCGCGTGACAATGCAGAAATCAGCGCTGGTGTCGCCGTCGCCACGGTCCAGGATGAGATGGTACGGCCGGCGGAAGCCTGCCACTTGTGGACCAACCACTTCTCCGGACTTGAACACGCGCGCGTAGCGCCATTGGGTGAGCGATGCCGCGAGCGTGTAGGTCTGGAGCTCGTTGACGTTGAACGGCGCGGATGTATTCGGCGGGGAGCCGGAGAAATGGTAATAGCCGTCCGTCACGACCTTGAGCGAGGTTCCGCTGACAAGCAGGCCCTCGACGGCTTGCGCACTATCGAGCAGGAATCGATCGACGATCTGGTCCTTGGCGATGTCCCATGCAATCAGGATGCCCGGCGAGCCGTTAGCGCCGCTGGTCGTCCACAAATAACCGGCAGTGCCGCGCGAGGTGTCCACGCAGAGGTGATCCAGCGGCCCGCCCCAGCTATTGAAGTCGGCAGCGCCAATCACAACGCCGGCCAGCGTGATGAGCCAGACGTCTCCGCTGTTGGCGTCTCCGACCCACAGGGCCTGCCGGGTATCGTCCCAGGTCAGCGCATTCGGAACGAATGACGTGGACATCGCCGCGCGAGGCACGGAGCCATCCCGATTCACGAAACAGATTTTCGAGCTGGAGCCGTCGACATAGGCCAGGCAGCGCAGTGACGGCGACGACGAAGTGACAAACGCAACGCCCTGCAAGCCGCCAACAGCCTCTGCCGCTGCCGCCTGCGAGACGAGGCTAGACCCATCGGCTGACAGCCGCACGATACTGATCGGCGTGCTCGTGCCGCCAGAGCCGCGCGAGTTGCCGAAGTTTCCGACCCAGATGTCTGTGCTGTCGGGGTCTTGGCAGAGCCCGGTACAGGTGAAGCCCTTCCCGACCTCGCCGACCGGAATGTCCGGAAGCGCCTGCTTCGTGCCTACCGTCAGCGTCGATCCGTTGGAAAAGACATGCGGGATCGCGGCGCCAGTTCCGCCCGTGAGGAAGTTGAACTTCGTCACGTCCTCGGAAAAGGGCATGAAGTTTAGCGGCCCCACTGACCCAAGGAGAGCGCTATTGAGCAGCGCCAACGCATCGTCGAAGTCGATGTTCTTCGTGGTCAGGCCGAAGCTGGTATAGTAGTCGGCCAAATGAATGACCAATGCCTTCACCGACCGATTGTAGATCGTATATGTCGACCCTGTGAGCGAGCTCAGCAATGACGCAAGGTAGCGAGATAATGACTGCGTCTTACGATCGAACGGATAACCGATCGATTCGTGATAGGTGATGATTGTCTCGGCCCACTCTTCATTTTCCCGGACCGTGAGGTTGCGTGTCATCTTTATCTTTTCCTTGTCGATTTTCTTTAGATCATGCTGCCGGGCATGAAGCAGCGAACGACCGGCCGGCCGTTCAAGTAGATCGGCCACACCATGGTGCGGCCCGCTCGGTTCGGTTCGGTGATCACCGTGTCGTCGGGAACGTCGATCCATTGGCCATCGATGCGGACGCGGTAGTGGCCATCCTTCGTGTCCCAGTCGACATCGGACAGGGCCAAGCCGTCGGCATCTGAGCAACACGGCCCACCGCCCTTGCTCTTGAGACTGTCGAACCAAGGCTTCAGCGGAGAATTGGCATAGCGCCCATCATCTCGAGCTACGGCCGAGCTCGGGAGCGCCAGCATGAGGACAGTGAGCGCCACGCGGATCAACGGAGGCATTTGCGCGCCTCCTGGATCTGGTCCCACGAGTAGCCCTGCCTGAGAGCCCAGGCGAGCGCCCTAGCCTTCCCGTGCTTGGCTACAAGGCGCCTAACGGTTTGGCAGTCGACGCCTGGCGGGAGCTCGGCCGCGCCGGCAACTCCGGCAGCTGCCAGCACGATAGCGACCGCGATCAAGCCGGCCCAAAGGAAGACCCTTCGATCGTCCCGGTTCATCGGACCGACACCCTCGCCGTCCCGCCCATGCCGATGGCGTTTGCCGCAGCCCTGGAGAGGTCAACGCAGCGCCCGCGCACGAATGGCCCGCGATCGTTCACGCGCACCACGACGCTCTTGCCGGTCGCCATGGAGGTAACGGTGAGCATCGACCCGAATGGCCGGGATCGGTGCGCAGCGGTCATGGCATTTGGGTTCATCCTCTCACCCGATGCCGTGCGGCGGCCTCCGTAGCCATCCCCGTGGCCATAATGGGAAGCGATGCAGGTTTCAGCTCGAGCAGAAGACGCAGCGCAGGCGAACGCCAGCGCCGCCAACAGTAGGCGGAGTTTCATTATGATGCTTTCGGTTTGGTTAGATCGGTAGCCGCGCGGGGATCGTCAACAACAGGATCAGCACTGCGACCAGGGCGAAAATGGCCATGGCCGTTAAGATCAGGAAGAGTGCGGCGCGGCGCTTGACGTGCGGCATTTCTACTTTGCGAACTGAGTTTCGTTGAACCGCGCCATTACGGCGCCGTGACGATCAAGCCCCTGATGCAGCTTGCCGAGATCTTCACGGATCAGGAGATTGTCTTGCTCCATGTTTCCTTGCCTTGTCGCTAGCGCGGCCTGCCTATCTTCGACCAAGGAAAGACGCCGATCGGTGTTTTTCAGGTCGGAGATGCTTGTCTCCACGTTCTTCACGCGATGGTCTATGACATCGATCTTACCGATAATCGTGGAGTTGTTCACGTCGATCTTGCCACCCAATTTGACGACAAAAACCGTAATTGAAATTATGTTGCCGATGACTGCGACGACGCCGACGACCAATGAGACGATAACCCCAGGCTCCCACATGCGATTCCAACTCAGTTTCCGTTCAACAAGTCATCAACAGGATCACGCGGTGCCGGCGGCAACTGTGGCGGAGCTGGCTGGGCTATTGGCGCCGCGATGTAGGGCACAGGCTCTATCGGCCTTGGCGCGATGAACTTCTCCTTGATGCGCCGGATAATACCCTTCTTCTTCGGAGACGTCATAGGGGCGCTAACTACCCTGCCCTCGATCGAAGCTGGCCGCGCCGCTGGTCGTTTCCAGTTGCATCCGCTGACGCCGCTTTCGACGAAATTATCGGCCACGTCTTGATCGTACTGCGTCTTTCCGCGAACCGCATAAGGCGGGCGCTCGAACACACGACATTCGCCGCCGGCGACTGACCCGACGGTCGGCCCATGTGCACAGCCGCCGAGCGAAACTCCGACACCAACCGCAGCGATTATAAGCCTCAGTAGCATTTGCCGGCCTCCTGGTCCCAATGCTTGCCGGAGTCCCGGCAATTTTTCCAAACCGCGCGCGCCTGCTGAGCACGGCCGATGGCCCTGGAGTCTGCAGCAGCGATGTCAGAGATCGCCCGGTCGTAACCGTTGCGATAAACCTTGTGGTGCCAGACTCCGTATGCAGCCAGGATTCCAGCCACGAGCCCGAGCCCGACAGCGATCTTGATCAGCAGGCTAGATCCCGAGAGAGCAGCCGCGCCGAGCTTGAGATATTCAATCATTGGCGGGCTCCGCTCTGCACCTGCGCGGTGATCTTGTTGACGCCAGATCGGGAGTTGATCGCGATGAAGACGAACAGCCCTCCGATCGCCAAAGCCCAGACGGCGCCGGGGACGCCAGACAGGTAGCCCCACGCCGTATGCAGGAAGCCGCTGTCGGTCGGGATGTCGTCTTTGTGGTCGGTGAAGAACTCCCACGCCGAGCCGACGGCGTTGCTCAGCCAGTCCCAGATAGCCGTCAGGAACGACACCACGGCCGCCCAGGCAGCCGCCCAGAAGTTTCGCTTCACAGGGACCACCTCAGGCGCGACCGCCTCCACGGTCTTCGTATCGGCCGCCTTACGGGCATCAGAGACGGGCCGCTTCCAACCCTCGCCCTCAGCCCGCCCCAGCTCAGCCTTGATGGCCTCACGGACCCGGTTGAAGGCGTCAAATGATGCCGGGACTGGGATCTCCCCACCGCGGTCGTTGATGAAGCCAGCGACCGCGCCGGACGTCCCCGAGCCCCAAAGGCCGTCAATGACGCCCGGACTGTAATTGATCGCCTTCAGGCGCTTCTGAACCGAGAAGAGTTCGGGATCGCCGGTAGCGATCGTATCGACGGTCAGGGCCGCCGGAGCCGGACTATCGTCTTCGAGCTCGTCGGCCGGCGCCCCTGTTACGGGGTCCGCAACCAGCCTCTGCGCCACACCAAAAACCGGCGGCGGAGATTTTGGCTTACGGCCCCCGTTGTCGACGGCCTCAAAGTGCATCGGGTCCTTACGACCGGAATACCACCCTCCCCACATCCAGCCCTGGCGACAGAATGCGTCGATGACAAACTGAGGCATGTTGCCCTTGGCGTAGAGGCCATTCTCCTCAGCGTTCAGATCGATGGCAGCCGCATAGGCGTGATTCGACCATTTGGTCGACGATCCCCGCACCATCCTATGATTGTAGGCCCCGGCATATTTCGAGACGCCAGCCGCGTCGATTTTGGCCTGGTCGTGCTGGCAGTAGTCCCAGATCTCATTGAGTGCGGCGAGCAGCGCGGGAGCCGCCTTCTTGTGGAACTGGATCGCCCTTACCCGCTGCCCCTCGTAATACATGGCGAAGGGCGGGACCACGGGAACCATTTGCGGGGCTATCTGCCCCTTACCAGGATCGCCATAGAAGGCGTTCCGGGCAGTCTGATTGTCTTTCGGCCACGTAACCATAGGTTCTCCTCGCCAAAGGCGATTGCTCGATTAGGGACTAGAGTGCTACCAATACCGCCTGCACGGGAGATTCTGTGGTGCGGAAACTCTGGAACGAGCGCCTGCTGTGCTTCGTTTGGCTGTAGATCGATGAAACGTGTTTACTTGCCGCTCGCCATTGCGATCGGCGCCTATGTCCTCACGACGGGGATCGGAGCCGCGATCTTCCCGTCCTCGTTCGGCCAAGAGCAGATCATCGCCTACGTCGGTGGCGAGCCTCGTCTTCACACCCTAGGTTCCCTCACCTATTGGGCACTGCTGCTGGTCTTCCCGATTGTACTGCCGCCGGCCGCCGTCCTGGGAAGCCGCATAATCAACGGCCTTGTCGCTTCGGATGCGTCGCGAGTCCCTGTTTGGCTTCCGCTTGCCGTCGCGTTAGTGATGATCGCTTATTGTCTCAGTCGTCTATCAATGTTTGGCGGGCTTAGCTCGATCACGGCTCCCTGGGACCAGGGCCTGTGTTACGAGACCAAGATCCTGCGCCGAGCTGCACTGCAAAACGTTCTCGGAACTCTCTATTTCTCTTTCGCCTTCGCCAGCCTGCCAATGCTTGGCTGCTACCTGCTCGCACGCGGGACGATGGAGAGAAGCCCGCCGGCGCTGCTGTCCTGCGCTATCTTGAGCATCTTTATTGTAGGGCTTGACCTCGCGACGATGCAAAAGGCTCCAGCCTTCATTTATCTACTGATGGTGACACTGACACTGACGCTTTCCGGGTTCGGCACTTTCCGGAGCGCCGCGTTGGTTCTGCCGACTGCCGTCGCTCTTTTCGCGTCACTCAGCATCACGCAGTATTGCAAAGCCGAATACGTCATCCCTGCGCCCTCGACGCGGGTCGACAACAATACCCCCAATGCAGCGCCACAGCCCGCGCAGGAAGCCCCGCCAACAGCGGCAGACCGGTTCACAACGCTTAAGGTCATCGCACTACGACAAGTGCGATCGACCCTGCTGAGGATGGCGGTCGGCTTTCCATTCTACGTAGATACCTTCTCAGACCCCGAACAACGTTGCGGTATCGATCCCTCTTGGCTGCGTCGTGTCTTTGGAGAACAGCATTGCTTTCCGCCCACCAAGGTCTTTCCGAAGGTCTTCCCCGACGTGACGTTCACGACCGGATACCAGCCAGCCCCAGTCAACGTCTCGGCCTACGCAGAGGCGGGGCCGTGGTACTCACTGCTTGCCACCATTGCCGCTGGGGCGCTGCTCGGTCTCCTTGCAGGACTAGGTCGGGGCAAAGACCCGGCCGCGGTAGCGATTACCGTCGCCGCTTGTGTTTTCGCCTATTACGTAACTCAATCGTCCTTGACCGGCGCGTTTTTCGACAGCTACGGGCTGTCGTGGCTTGCCCTGCCCTTGGTAGTCTTGTGGCTGTCAAGCCTGCTGCGAGGTGCCTTTGCGCGATAGCCTATCAGCTTGGATTTCCCAGGAGAGAGCATGACGATCATTCAGAAAATTGCGGCCGGTGCTTGCGGGGCGTTGATAATGGCGGCCATCGTGCTCCTTTTGGAAGCCGCGCTAGCCGCGACCTGCAACGCTCCGAACATATATCTCTGTACGTTTTAAGAAACGACCACAGTGCTGCGAGTAGCTGTCGATGAAAAGCAGCCGGACTAGGTGACATACGCCGAGTTAGTCCAGTTCGTCTGCGCTGTCCCGACGATATTTCCGGTCATGACCTTGATGTGGTCGGTGTTCGACCCGTTGACCACATTGCCCAAAATATTGCCGACGTTGATCGTACCGAACGCCGCCCATCCGAGAGAAATGTCGTTGATGGCGTTTCCGGACCAACTGAAGTTCTGGCTTGGGTTTCCCGATACACCGTCGAGAATCAGGGTTCCAGAAGTTCCACCAGCCTGGATGCAGGCCGAATTAACTACACTCAATCCATTGGTAGTGTAGAACGCCGCTGATGCGACCTGCCCACCAAAGAAATTGCAGCCGGAAATCGACACGTCACGAATTCCGAGCGGCGATATATCCTCCCTGCGACCGTCGAAATGCAGAGAGAATGACCAGCCGTTGTTTGCGGTGATGTTCAATCGTTCAATCGTGATATAGCCGGTTGTTTGTTGTCCAACCGTCGCAACCGTGAGTGTCGTTGCACCGGTTGTGCCGGTGGTTAAAGTTGCTGGCGCGGACGCCTTTGAAATCAATACGATCTTATCGTCACAAGGAATAGCGATCGCAAAAATCGTGTTGAAAATCGTAGAATTGGCGTTTATCGCCGACGCCATCGCATAGGCGATTGATTGCTTGGTGTCCCCAGCGAGGACAGTGTAATTGACCGCAGTGCCGCCAACCGTCGCGGTCAAGACGTTGCCGGTCGTGATCGTGCCGCCGACCGTCATCGTCTTTACGTAGCCGTCATGCGTTGCGATCGCCGCGCCGGAACCAAAGTCAGTGCGCTGGCTTATGATCTGCAAATCCCTGATGGCGAGCCCGCCGCCGTTCGCGTTCGGCAGAAGGTGGATCATACCGAAGAACGCGCCCGTCGAATAACTGGGGTACAAAATCGTATTCTGTAGACCGTCACCTGTGATTGTCCGCCCCCAAGGGAGTCCTGACGTCATGATGGGATCCGGACGCGTCGAGAAAATCCAGTTTCCGGTCGGTATATGAAGCGACGAAACCCACGCAGTAGCCGCGCAATATTTCAACCAAATGTTCCAATATGGTGTGCAATCGGAGCCGTCGGTATTGGCGCCGAACTGCCGGAAATCCGGTTTTTTCTCGGCCAGCACGGCATACTTGCCATTGGCTGACAAGTGGTACGCCGGATGACTCGGCGTGACGGATTTAATCCTGCACCAGTGGCCGCCGCCATCGGTGCCAGCATAGTAATTGGCGATATAAATTGGAGTATCGTCGGCGAGCGAGACGGTCGCCGCCGCGAACGCCGCCACGGTCGGATAAACCACCATGCCAATGGTGCTGCTGGCGATGTTCGCTTGGTTCGTTGCCGTTGTCGCGCTACTTGCAGCAGAGGTCGCCGCCGCCTGTGCGTCGGCCAGGATGGCGTTACCGTCGATCGCGGCAGCAATCATCAACTGGTAATGGTCTGCGTTCCAGCACATCAGTGCGGCGTTGCCCATGATCAGCGAACCGGACGCAAGGGTGCCGTTCAACGCATTCTTGATCGCCACGGCGGCTCCGCCGTTGATCGCAATCGTGGTTGCTCCCGTGTTGTTCGTCGTCGGGATGAGCAAGTAGAGATGTTGGGCAGGAGTGAGCGGCGATATCGGCGCCGTGGCCACAATTGCATTGCCGGTGCCGCCGGTCACGGTGAGCTGAATGACGGAAATTTGCAAGTCGCCAACGCGCGTCCACGAGCCTGAGCCCGAGGCGCCGGACTTCACATAGATGCCGTTGTTGGCGGCGGTGCTGTCGGCGTAGACCATCGCCAGGGTGCTGGCGCCGTGCGCCAAATCGGCGTTGAGCAGAGCGAGCGTCGCATAGCCAAGTCCGAGTTGCGCGAGCAACGACTCCAACATCACGCCCCATTGCCTTACGTCGCGCTTGACGGGCTGATGAGGGCCACTCGCCGGCACGCCGTCGGTTTCGTAATCGCGCCAGATTTCGATTGCGCTGAGAATGGTCATTTTCTAAGTCCCAAAATTAAGCCGCTTCATATGTGCCGGACGCAGACATTGCCTGCCCGTTGGTGATGACGGTTGTACCGTCGTACTTGAGAATGACGACGTTGTTTCCAAGGTTGCCTTGATTGAGTACTGCGCCAACCGTAACTCCAGCAGCAAGAGCGCCTGACAAACCACCGTTAAAGCCAACCTTGAGCGCAACCGGGAGCGATATCACGACACCGCCCGTTCCCGTGCCTGCGGTCGTTACCCCTACATTGACTTGAACGTGTACGGTTTTTCCTACTTGCCGGTATCGCCCGGAAATCGAACTAAAGGTCGGTGGCGTTCCGCCCGGCGTCTGCGCGCTGACAGTGGGCGTGTACGCTGTCCAGGCTCCGCCATCTACATACGTTTTGACGGCCTTCTCAGTCGGCACCTTCGCATCGGAATTGGAGGCGAACGTGCCATCAGTCGAGATCGCCGCGCCACCATCCTGCACGACCTTGCCGGTGGTGCCGTTGAATGTCGCGATATTGCCAGACGTTGACGACGCCGGCCCCGTCACGGCACCGTCGATATTGGCCTGAATAATGCTCCATTGAGCGCCAACCGTCGCGTGGTTGCCCGAGGCTGTGCCGTCTGTCAGACAAATGAACATGTCGCCGACTTCAACGACCACGCCCGACGCGCCGCCGATCTTCCCGGCAACCGACACGCGGTAGGTATGGCCCCGATCGGCCGCCGGATAGTTGGGATTGCCGGAACAGTCGGTAACGCCCTTGAACACCATCGCGTCCTGCGCTGCGATCCGCGCGTCGGCATAGGCTTTAACGGCCTTCTGACTGGCAATGCGCGTGTCAGAGTTCGCCGCAAGCGTGCCGTCGGTATCGACCACGCTTGACGCAAACATTGCGGTCGTAAGATTGGTGATAGTGTTGTTTGTCGCGTTGATCGCCTTGTTGGTTATGGTCTGCGACAAAGAGGCCAACCAAGCCGCGATCGTCGTAAGTATGATCCCGTAGTTCTGCCCGCTGTCGGCGGCCGCGACCTTCTCCGACCCGGAAATGACCTTGTCCGGATCGTCCGAAATTCTACCGACCATGTCGTCCTCTATTGTTCGCGAAGAAGGTAGGAGCTGTCTTCGCGCTGGTATGCGGTGAAGCCCTCGCGCGCCATGATAGGCGGAGGCGCATTATCGAGAGCACCGAGCGCGACCGGATCAATCTTGTTCCAGTTGAGCGTGACGCGACCGTTGAGCAGGTCGATCTCGCCCTTGTCCTGGATCTCGACGACGCAGTCCTCCATGCCCTTGATGCGCGGCTCCTGGACCTTGATCCAGCGCTTGCCAAGATATCGCATCGCATAGAGCGAGCAGCTGAACGTCCCTGAAATCTCCGGATTGATGCGAAGCATCGCGCGCTGGCCGAGAGATTCCGCCTGGTCGCCGTCCTGCACCCAAGTCAGGTCAAGCTGCTTGGCGCGCTCGATTCCCGAAGCCGATATAGCATCTTCATCCCGCACAGAATCGATCTGGCCAGTTATGTAACCAGAGGCCGGATCAGTGAACGTGATGTCGAGCTTATTGACCTGCTCCTCGTCAGGCAGACCCTTGCGCCAAGAGAATTCCTTGATGTGGCGTGATGTCAAAGGTGGATCGGTCGGCTCGCGATAAACACCCACCTTCAGAACAAGGGTGCCGTCGCCACCCTCCACAAGCCAACCATCGCATGTAGCGAGGATTTTGTTGATGACGTTCTCTGGCGAATTGTCGAAGCGGTAGAAACCATTCGAGGCGAACCGTGGCCTCCCACCGACATCTTCGTCGCAGATTTCAGCCTCTTCCATCCACTGAGTCAGAGCTGCCGGCGGAAGGATGATGTCGCGGTCTTCACCCATGCCGCCATCCGGCTCGGTGAGATAATCGATCAGTTGCAGAACCGGATTTGTTTTCGACTGATTGCTGCTGTCGTCGCGCGGATCCCAAATTGGCGCGCATTTTGCGACAACCGATGGAAGCGGGAGTCCCCTAGGGTATTTATGCGTAAAGTCCGTCGGATCGTCGGCTGCCGGGCACAGGAGACAGATGCAGGCGGTACCCTTCCCTTGGTACTCTGAAGTCCATTCACCCGCGGTTGTTCCGCTGTTTACAGCACTCCCGGTTCCGGCGTTCTGGGTGTCAGACCCATAGAAAATCTGGACAACCGAGTCACGCGCCCAAACGCCAGGACCAACAACATTCGCCGCGACGCCATCGTCAAGTGCCGCATCAAGAGCTACGATCGAGTCGTGGAAGTAGAGCTGTAGAGCATCCTCGATCCGTCCGGAGTGGAAAGCCAAAACGTCCTGACTATTCCCACCAGCCGCCAAGAACAGCATGTAGTAGCCAGCCAAGCGGTTGGTGCCGTAGCCTCGCTGGCGTGACGGCAACGCCTGCTTGAGTGGCTGGGCTCCGTTCTCGGGTTTTGGCACATCCGGGTGATCAAGTGCGTACTGCAACCCGATCGCCGCGCCGGTTAGGGCGAGAGTGCCGGCAATAGTTGCGGCAGTCGAGATACTGACGGTGACACCGGCAACGGAGAGAGAGCTGGCCGTTCCGATGCCGATAAACGAGTCTGTGATGCCTGCTGCACTCAGCAGCAGAAGACCGGTCGTCTCAACCACGCGCAACGCTCCACGCAGCGAGAACCGGCATCCGAACACACACAATCCCGCGCGGCCAGTTCAGGAGCGCCAACATCCCATCACCTGTTACAATCGCACCCGACGGAAGTCTGATAACTCGACCACGGCGATCTGAAACCTGAGCAAGCACCAGCGCCACATCACCTTGTTGAACATGGTCAGAAGGTTTAAGCCCCGTCGCTTCGAAGCGCTTTCGACACGACGCCAGCATCCCGCCTTCACTGCGAATAGCGGATCTGTAGGAACGTTCGTCTGCATATGTTCCACGCCGATCAGCCATCGGATCGGGCCAGCCGCATACCATTACCCAGTCCGCCATCAGCGTGGCGCAATCCAGTCGTCCATAGCCGCAGTCACGCCGCGAAATATCGTCGAGATATTCGGCAAGTAATGCCTTCATCAGAACACCGGCCACGTCTTGTTGAAGCCGTGGGCATAGCTCTTGGCGATACTGCAGAACTTATCGCCAGGGAAGCGCGCCTGCTGATCTGGATCCGACCAATACGCGAAGGCCGGCCGGCGTCGACCTGTGAAGCGAGTACCGCACGAGAGAGATATCTGGCTGATCTGCTGCGAACTTTGATCGTCGACAGAGAGCGATCCGCCCATATAATCTGCCACGTAATAGGCGCACCAGTGAACCGGACCGATCATCGACCAATCCGCCCCCATCAGGGCGAACCCGACGAGTGCGGGCCTGCCCTTGACCTCCTCCGCATCGTTGCCTGACGCGATCTCCTGAAGGTCCCCGCTTACTCCACTGACGACGAACTCGACGCGCTCAGCCGCACCGTTCATCAATTGTTTGATCGCCGGCACGTTCTGCAGTTCGCCAAGGCCTTTGTAGAGCGCCCCATCAGGATCATAGACATTGACGCCGGGTCGGATATTGCCGAAGCCTAGCCATAGCCTCACCGGGTCAGGATCGACCTGGAGCTGAAAGAAAACGCCTATCCTGAAAACGCCTGAGTCCAGCGCTTCCAATTCAGCTTCGTTGAAGTCCATCAGCTAACAGGCGCCTCGACGAAATCGACGTTTGCCGAGTTAAAGGTCCATGGCTGCACAGTTAGGTTCATCGACGATGGCTGCGTCAGGCGCATCACGCATCTGGGTCGGTCGAACTCGAGTTGCGTGTCGTCTGCCACATCCTCACGAAGCGGCGGATTGAACGTGATGGTTGCGGTGTCATCCCCGGTCATTTCGACCGTTGCAATCTCATATATGCGCCAACCAGCGTCATCGTGCCTGATCGAGAACGCCTCTCCGCCAATCAGATCTCCGGACCTGTTCAAGTTGATATCAAGCGACGTCGCTCGCAGATCCGCGGCGTCGCAAGTGACATCGATCACCGGCTGATAGTAACCGGTATCGTCCGAGAATAGCGATCCGTCATCGTGAGGTATCGCTGGCGGCAGCCGCGCCGCACCGTCAGGCCACGGAACGAACAGCGCATCATTCCGCCATACGACCATCCGATTAACGCCGCCATCGGCCACCTGCCGAACAGCCCGCCAAAGCTTAGTTGAATTGGCTTGGCGCTGACGGCCACGGTCGTCGATTCCGTTGCGCCCTGAAAGCGAGATGTTCGACATCGAGCAGGTCCAGAAGCCGCCCCCATCGGACCGGACGAACGTCCCGAAGCCCGATCCGAGCTGACCTCCTGCAACTGCGACACCCGCTAGGTTCCATGCATGAGACCGCTCACGGAGCAAGACCCGAGGGAATTCAACATCCATCAGCCAACCCCGGTCCGTTGCATGCGCTGAGCACTCTCCAGAGCTTTGTTCGTATTGGCGATAGCGCGCTGGTGCTGGAGCAGCATCACCTGCATGCGGTCAAGGGCAGAGTTGTCGGCATTTCCATTGACGATGATGGTGGGCGCCTCATAGGTATTGCCGCCAGTCGCTCTGGTGACCCCGCTAGGCGTGACCTGAGACCCGCGAGGTAGATTCACGAGCTCCGGACCATTCTCGCCAACCCAAGCAGCGCCCCCTGGGGCGTAGTTCGTGCCACCCGCAAAGCCAGGAATGATGCTCTTGATGAATCCGGCAACGGGAGAAAGCCCCCCTGATGATGGCGCGTTGAATATCGACGCGAACGCCGCATTGATTGCAGCTTTCTCCAAGGTCTTCAGGAGATTCGAGAGCACATCGTTCAGGCTCTTACCCTCAACGATAGCGTCAGCGAACGCCGACGAAAGAGCCGACCCGACTGTCGAGCTAGCGCTGTTCAATTTGTTGACACCGTCGCGGGCTTTATCGAACTGAGCCGTAGCCAGTCCGATATTCTCTGAGTCCTTCAGGAAGGCGTCTGCATGCTCTTTGGTCAGGCTGATGCCGGCAGCCTGCAACGCCTGCGTCGCCGACATGGACTCGCGAAGCTTCACATAGGCGTCAACCTGTTCCTGGGTGACCTCTCCGTCTGCCTTTCGGATACCATTCAACAGCTCGAGTTCGGCGCGCACCTGGGCTTGCACAGCGTTGTTCTGAGCAACGGCGATCGTGTCTGCCTGGATTGCGGCGGTCCGCTTAAGGATGCTTTCCTCAGCTCGATCGAATGCATCCTGAGGTTCAGCCTTCTGCGTATTGAGCCCGAAGGGGTCTTTTCCGGTAAACCTCTGCGGAGCGACGTCGACCCTGAGCCGGGCCGGCTTCTCGGCCTCATCCTTCGTCTTCTGGAAGCGGTCCTGAATCTCTTTGAGCTTGTTGAGCGTGCTCTGAGTGAACTCCTCCAAGGGGCCGCCTTTGAACAGTCCAAGGAACAGCGCCGTCAGCTGGATTAGGTCCGAAAGATCGGTTTTGATCATGTCGAACGCCGCCGACACCAGGGAGTTTTTAAGCGCTTCTCCCAATTTGGAAAACAGCTCAGACAACGCCTTGGCTTGCGCCGCGACCTTTTCAAGATCCGGTGCTGCCTTCGCGGCAGCGTCAGCCATGTCTTTAAGTGCCGCGCCGCCACGCTCAAGCGCTTGAACCGCGCCCTCCGGTAGGCCCAGGGCTTTCGCGACCTCTAGCCGCTCAATCGGCTTCAAGGTCTGCATGATGTCACCGACTTTGGCCAAGGCCTCAGCTGCGTCGAGCGCACTGACCTTGACGCCGTTCAGGGCCTGAGGATTGGCGTCGAACAGCTTTGCAAGCGGGTTTTCCGTATTTCCACGCTGCATCTGATCGAGTTGCAGAGCGACGCTCGTCAGGGACTTGTTCAGATCATCGGCTGACGACCCTGATTTCTGGAATGCCGCCTGGAGGCCGTAAACCGACTGGATCGCGGTCTCAGTATATTTCGCGGTGTACTGAAGCTCCTCGAACCGTCGGATCAGATCCTTGAGCGCGTCCTCAGCCGCGCCGATCGCCTTGGTGACGGCGGTAGAGAAGAAATTTCCAAGGAACGAGGTGCTCACGGACGGGTTCATTCGCGAGAAACGCTGCTCGATGCCGCCAACAGTTTTGTCGGCAATATCGCCGGCCTGCTTCATGTCGCGCTCAAACTTGCTCAATTGAGCCGACATCGCAACAACTAGCGCAGCAGTGTCATTGCCAGCCATTTATTCCGCAGACCTTTTCTTGATGGATGCCGTGATGCGTCGCTTCATGGTCGAGATCATCTTCTTTTTCAGAAGTCGATACGTCGGAAAGAAAAACGGCTTCGCGGTCATTTTGACAGTTCCGAACTCGTCGCCGCGAGCGTAGTCGTAAGGCTTGCTCGACACCGATTTTCGGATGGTGAGACGACCGCCGGCCGCGACGCGAACCGTGGTGTCTTTTGTCCTATCCGGAACCTTGCGAACGGAGTGCTCGAGGTTTCCGGTATCGTGAGGCGCCGCAGAGATCATGACGCGAACCATGTTATCGGCCTGCGCATTCAGCTCCGCGACGGCCGCTGCATGGACCTCATCCTTCAGCTCCTGCGTCAGAGCCTTGAATCGTTCGACGCTCTTGTTTGCCATTACTGCAGTGTCGGGCTGACGTTGTGGATCCTGAGAAGCTCGTCGAACTCCTCATTACTCATCGGTTCTGGCTTGGTTTTTCCGCCATTGGCTTCGTTGAAGCCGTCAACGCAAGCGCCCAACTGCCAGAATGAACTATCGTCGACTTCACGAGGCGTGAAGCCTAGTGCAGCCCCTGTTCCGTAGAGCTTTCGGAAGTCGATTGGACGCTCGAAGTTGACGTCTTTTTTTTTACGTCTTCATCAACCGCGTTCTGATCGGGCACCCCGACAAGGCCGGCAAACAGCGCCGCATAAGCTGTTATCATGCTTTCGAACGGCGGCTTGTTGTCGAAGTGATGCGACAACTTCCGATTGGCGTCCTTGATCGACATACCGCCGCCGACAAGCCCGATCCGGAGCACGTCACGAACATCATCGGGCCACGCATCGCTCGCGCGCAGGCTGGCGAGCAGTGTCATCGGCCCAACCAAGGGTGCCCCGATCGCGACCCGGCGCTGATTGATACGCTCCTGGAGCTCCCGGAATTGACCGATCGCAAACCGGAACTTGTTCTCGCCGTCACCCCAGATCAGGGTGACGCTGCCATCTGCGCTCATCAGGACGCCGGCACCCACGGAACTGCGCCCGTGTTGTCGATGGTGACGTCGATCGTCACCTTCTCACCGCGCGTGCCGCTGTACTTCAGATCGGAAAGGATGAACTGACCCGACCAGTAGCCGAGATTGGCGTTGTCGAGCTTGATGTGCAGATTTTTGGCCTCGGCGGACTGAAACCAATCGTTCCAGATATCGAAGCTCTCGACAGCCATGACGCCCGTACCGGTGACAGTCGCGGACAAACCGTTGACGTCCTTCGCCTCCCATGCCGGCAACTCAGGATCGTTGCAGTCAGGAATGAGCGTCGTGTTGGTAGACGCCTTGAAGTCAATACCCGCGGTGGTCAGACCGCAAGGCTGCGCAAAGATCTCAGGGCTGTTGCCGTCACCCACAAGGATGAGCAGCTTCGTTCCGGCAATAACCGTTGGCTGCGCCATGGCACAGTTTCCTTTCAGATGTGCGCCGGGGCGCGGTTAAGAAGGCGTGATGAACCCGTGGAAGGCGATCGAGGCGTGACGTGTCAGGCCGTCAGGATCGCGCAGGTAATCGACGCGATCGAATTGGAAGACGATCGCGCTGAAGCCGGAGATCGAGATCGGCTGATCATCAAGCACAGCAAGTATTTGCTTCACGATACCTTTTGCCTCGGGATATCCGACGGCTCGTGACCACACATCGATCACCGGATAAACTTCGGTGCCATCGATGCAATCGGCTTTATCCGGAAGAACCTGGCAATCACCGAGCGAGACATAAGGAAAGACGGGGTTCGCAGGAACAGCATCGTAAATCCTAGATCCGGCGATATGTGGTGAAACCCCTTTAAGAGCCGCTACAAGGGCCGCCTGAAGCTCCAAACTTGGATCACTCACTTACTTCGTCCCGTTCAACAATCTTACCGGCGCCAGCCGCCACTATCGCGCGAGCGTTTAGCTCAGGGGTGCGGAAATAGGTGATGCCGGCTTTGTAGGCGATATGCAGATTGCGCTTCGGCTTGTAGGTAAAGTCGCGATCCACACGAACGTCCTTCAAGCTGCGACCCCCGTCTGACAAAGAAATTCGTAGAAGGCTCCGCTATCGTCAGGATCGACGGGGCCGGACTGGATCGCCCAAACGGTATCTTCGTTCATGTCCTTAGCCATCCAAGATGGATCGATATTCTCCGTCTTCGAATTCTGGCGCACCGTCAGTGTGTAGACCTGATGGCCTTGCAGGCGCTGGGCCAACACGGTTTCGCCGCCAAACTTGGCAGAGACCTTTCCGAAGACCTCAAATTCTGGATCATCAGGAAAGGAAGTCTCTACGTTTCCCATGCTATCATCAGTCTCGTGGCGCTTGAAGAAGCCGATCCTGTGCCGAAGCTCGCCTGCTCGCGTCACTCCAGAAGCCTCCACAAGGTGCCGTCGACCAGTTCCTGTTCGTTGAACTGGTTGTACGCAAGAGAATTCAGCCACAGCTGCCGATCTGGATAGACAGGCGTCTCCACCTTGCTCAAGTCAGTGAGACCAACAAGCGCAGCAGCAGAAGAAGGATGAACCACGACAGGACATCCGAGGATGACGGATTCCACAGCCGCAATAGAGCCGTGCGACACGAGGCAATGAGCACCATCAAGATCGCTTTGAAGCGACCGCTTGCTTTCCTTGTCGCGTATGACGAGTTGTCGATCCGTCGCGCGCGCCAGTGCGTCGATTGTGTCCGCGATCCAGTTTTCGCAACCGTGGAATTTTGCATAGGTTCGCGTGGGCGCTGCGATGACGATATGCTTTCCGCTTCGCTGCCATGGCCGCACGTCAACACCGAGCGACCGCCAACGATCATCCGGTACATCGCGCACCTTCTGGGCTTGGAACGAATTCAAGTGATAGCGGTAATATCCGCCGTTTTCGCCTTTCGGCAGCCAGGTCGCGAAGACCCTGCGGGCGTACCCACGATCCCAGTAGATGAAGGGGCGCCGCTTCTCCCGCCATTCGTCGATCGTCCCCTTGAGGTAGGAGCTGCAACCGACGATCGGAACGATGTGCTTCGGGAGCGTCTTCAGCTGCCCAACATTGCCAACGACGACCCTGCCGCCCTGCGCTACGATCTTGTTTCCGATCCTCTGGAAGAGTTCAGCCTTGAACTTCTTGAGCTCGCTCGGCTGGAAGAGGCAGACGTTCTTAGGATCGATCATTCTTCCTCGGCGCTCAGACCGGCCTTCCGGAGGCGCTCAGCCAAGATGCGAACCCGCTCTGCAGCCTCCCGCATTACAGCGGCCGAAGCGTGCCAGTTGTCTTCGGAAAGCAGATTGGCTTCACGGTCCATGACCGCCAGCATGTCGTTGGTTTTCATGCTGCCCAGTTTCGCTTGACCCAGTCGATATGCGTGAACTTGCTCGGATCGCGCCATCCCGGAAAGGCAACGATCCGCGCATCCGCCGGCAAAGCCTCGCCCTTCGGCCAACCCGGCTTCTGGAAGCAATAGGCGCCAGACTCCGGCCCAACCGTCCAGCCGGCGGCGTCAGGGATCTTGGCCGCCAACCACGCCTGATCGTCAGGAAACGCGAAATACGGCACCTCGCCCGCCGCCTTCAGGCTGAATTCGCTCCAGACTTCCGGATGGGCACCGGCCCGCAGCATCTGCAGGCTGCCGTTGAAGGGGCACGGGTTGGAGGCGTTGCCGCCATGCAGGATGACGAAAGGCTCCGGGCGGTCGAACAGCGGATCAAGAGGACCCGTGACGACCGTGTCGAGATCGATGCAGACCAGACGCCCCGTGATCCCGTGCTCCGCCTGCCATTCCGGGTCGAACATTCGGAGGCGCGCAAAGCAGCCTGGTACGGCCGTCAGATGCTCATCCGCCGCGGCGGGGCCGAACACCGCGAACCGGTACTCTTGCTTCAGGTGCCGCGCCAGGCCCGCCCTGAGGCGCTCCAGATAATGGCCGGGATACTTGGTGCCCCAGCGCCAAGTGCAGATCGTCAGTTCTTCCACAGAACGCCGATCCCGTTGTTCTTGCCCGTCGGGCAGAGCTTGATCTCCTGGTGCCGGTACTCGCCCTTGACCGAATTCCAGAACTCCGGAACGTCGATCCTGGTGCCGTGCCAGTCCGGCGCGCGCCGCCAGGCGATATCATGGAACGCCACCAGCTTCCGGCTCATGGCCCCATAGACCGACCAGTCCCGTGTCACGCCCGGCATTCTGTGATCCGCATCAATGAGCACCGCATCGAACGGCCCAAGGGCAGCGACTTGCGCAATCACGTCCTCGGACCCGCTATCGCCCCAGATCACCGAGGCGTCATAGCCCGCCGCCTTCAGCTCCTTGATGCACTCCAGAAGCGCCGGTTGGCTGTCCTTCCAAGCCTTGGTGCCGTTCGGCATGTCAACGGAGACGATCCGCGATCCCTTGGGCAGCGCATTCGCCGCCGGCCACAAAGAACCGCCGAACTTTGATCCGATCTCAAGATAGCTCCCGAGCTTCTCGGAGCGAAGAACATCGCAATAGGCCGCGATCTCGCCCGGATCCTGGAGGACGTTGCTTTCGTACTTCTTCATTATCGAGACCAGATTGCAGCGACGCCGAGCTCGCTGGAAAGGTAGGAGGTGTGGACGCGCTGGAGCCCGGCCTGCTTCAGATCGCGATCGAGCGCGACAAGCTCTTCCTCGTTCTCGCTCGGCTTGTCCGACGTACCGCGCCAGGCGAAATACTTCCGCGTCCAGCGTCCAAAGAAGATCATAAGCGCGGAGAGATCATCCGCTGACATCAAGCGCTTCAGCTTGTGATAGGTGGCGAGGCACAGGACGATATCGTAACCCTCGTGCCCGAACGCGCCGGTCAGCGCGGAAGGCCCCTTGGTCAAGTCGACGACCTCGAAGCGGCCCTCGGTCGATCTCAGATCGGCGAAGACTTCGCGCGCGACCTCGATGCCCTTCTCGTAGATATCGCAGCCGTGCACGACGGAGGCGTATTGCTCGGCGAACTGATATCCGACCATGCCTCGATTACAGCCGATGTCGAAAACGCGCTTTCCCTTGGCTCGCAGCAACAGATCGGTCATGCCGTCCAATCTGATGTTGTTGAGCCCGGCGACCCGCCGCTGGACCTTGTAAGAGGCCCCAACCGGCCGCATCATATCAACCACGAAGGCGCTCCTTTGCCGCTTGGTAAACTGTATCGACTCCGATCGATTCCATGACCGACCTGCAGTGATCACATCGCGAGAATGATCCGCAAAAGCGATCAGAACCTGCGATGTTGGAATGGAGATCGTAACCAGTCACCGATGGCGGAATCCAACCACCGAACAGCACGACACCCCTAACCCCGACCGCGGCTGCACCGTGGTGCAAGCCTCCCTCAGCTCCAACATAGAGCGAAGAATTTTTCAGAATCGAAATTGCATCACGGAAGGACGAAGTCTTGATCCGGCGGACGCATTCGAGGATTGGGCCACCCTTCTCGTGCGCAAACTGCACAACATCGTGACCATCCGCGATCAGCTTTTTTGCAAGCTCTTGGTACTTGCTAAAGCCCCAGTCCTTATTCGCCGCAGAGCCCTTCCAAGCCACGACGTTTGGCTCAATGACGATGAAGCCCTTGCCGGCCCGGCGTCCTGCCGCAACTTCGCCGTGGGTCAGGTAGATCTCGCCCGGAGAGCAGCGCCATTCCATATTCCAGATCCAACGGCCATCGCCCTGACTGTTATAGCCGCGATGCCCCTTGTAGAACTCGACCCATTCGAGGTTCTTTGCTGTGCCGGGGTAGGCGACGTTCGGATTGTTCCGGAAAACCTCTTCGCTGTGCTTATCCCAGATGATCCGGCCGCGATCACCGAATGCGATCTTTTTGCCGCGCTTGGTCCATGCATCCTTCGCCAGACCCGTCGCGATTAACTGGTCGCCTATACCCAAAAGCCACCCCAGATCAGGACGGCTATCAGCATTCCGTCTGCAGTCCTGCTCCCTAGATAGGCCCCGAATTTCTCGGCCCCGGTGATCGGGGTCTTAAGTTGCAGATTTATCAATCCTACTGCTGCACCGAGGCCGAGCACTGCTCGGATTCCAAACATGAAGATCACAATCCACTGCGCACCACCCCAACTCACGCTGCCCACCTGTTGAGTTCTGCCCGCCACTCGTCAGCATAATCGACATTTTCGTATCCAGGCATATCCGGACAACCCGACGTGAAGTGCACGACGTTAGGCTCGATCGACTTGTCACTGTGACCGACAAGGAAATTCCACGATGGATCGAGTTCGCCGATCTCTTCGTCCTTCAGCCAGCACAAGCGGTGCAGATCGCGGCCCGGCAGCGTATTCGCGAGATCTGTGGAATTTATCAGGCATCTGTTTGACGGGTGATCGCAGTTGAAGACCAGGAACGAACTCCAGTTCTTTCGGCCGTACTGCGTCTGCTGCTGACCGTCCATCTTGATGCCAGCTGGCGGCTCATATTTGTGCTTCACGCAATAGGCCGCAAACCGATTATCGAGCCCGTCAAACATGCGCGCAACGTTGCCGCGGAACAGGATGTCTCCATCGCAGAACAAAGCCCATCCCGATCGCGCCAGGTAAGGCACAAGGAACCGGCTGTTCGCGTGCTCCGTGCTCTGCGGCGCGTCCGATATCACATCCCACATGATGGGCCTGTCGACCTCAGACGGCCTGCGCTCCATAGGCCGCGTGTAGATGCCGAGCGAAATTAGATCGCTCATAACGAGGCCATAGATCGGCATTGGCCGGGTTAGCCTGCGTCGACAAGACTCCCTTGCGACAGCATATGAGGACGCCTCGCGCGGATCCCAACCGATGTAAATGCTATGCCGCAATCTGAAGTCCCCAAGTGTCTAAAGCTTGTTCAATCGTCATTTTCTGGAAGCACTGAAGGTCGCTGATCGGCGACGCGTTGACGACGGTCGCGCCTCGCTCCGCAATCTTAGGAGCCGCGGCGGCAAATGCCTTCATCCATCGACGGTAGTTGTCATCTGTCGGGTTGCTGCACATGGCCCAGTTATTGCGGCCGTACCAGTGCTCGCCGCTACGGCCGTGCATGTCGAACCCGATTAGCAAGATGCGATCCGCACCGAACTGCAAGGCAAGGTTCAGCGCCTGGAAGCCCGAATTCCCGCCCGCGCCGATCTTACCAACCTCATCGAACATGAGATCGTTAGACGCGGGCTTCTCGATATCGACCTTGCGGATTCCGTACTCACCGCCGCAGACCGTTCCGTCATACGCCAGTTTCAGACCCTGAAACTTCGGCAGACCATGTACGCTGCGCCACCAAGGGGCATCGCACCCGTAGACAACATCCGCGAAGGGAGCGATCTCGATGTTCTTCTTGATCGCGATGACGCGCATCCGCCCCTTGAGCAGACCGACGTTCGCCCTTTTCGCTGACGGCCCCGATGCGATGATCGCGCACGGCTCGCCTGTCCAGTTCGGCCAATTCACGCCATGCTCAAATAGACACGGTGAGGGCGCAGCAGCTGCTCGGAAGCCCACGGCAGCTTCGCGACTGTATCACCCACAACCTGGTTCTCGCGGTTCTGATAAAGATCGCCGACATACATCAGGATCGCGGCCTTTATCGTAAACGGCACATTCGGCGTAGCCGGCGAGTTTGTCGCGTCGATATAACCAGCACGGAAGCGAATGCGGATTGCGTTCTGCTGATCTACCGTCGACGGCCATGATGCGCTGGACTTCAAGACGATCCGCGCCGGCTGACTGGCATCGTCCACGATATAGTTCGAGGCGTTGAATTCCTGCTCTGTGCCGCTTGCATCGAGATAGAAGACCCCGAGCACTTCGATCAGTGGAGGAAGCGGAATCTCTATGAAGTTGCGCCGGCCGCTTACCGGAAACGAAAAATCATGACGGCACGGAAAGACGTCGAGATAATAATCCCAAGTCTGGTCAATCAGAGCACGCCCCAGAAATCCGGTCGGGCCATCGACGAATTGCGTAGCCGCGTAAACGAAGGCCTGGATTTGCAGATTGAAGTCGTCGCTATCCTCTCGAAGATGCGCCTTCGCTTCGTCGAGTGTGATGACATTCGAGTTCGGTGCCGTGACCAGCTTCAGGCCCATCGATCAACCTGCATTCATGCCAGCGAAGCCACGTTCGCCCTTGTCGCCCTTCTCTCCCTGCGGTCCGGACTTGCCTTCCTTGCCGTCGCGCCCGTCTCGGCCCTTCTTGACCGCGAGGCGCCATGCAGAGGAACCGTCGAGAGGCTTTTCGTTCGCCTCGGTAGCGCGTTGGGCAATGTAAAATTGGCCCCCCCAGGTGACACCATCGCCCTTATCGAAGGCATGCTCTTTCCAGACGCCGCGGTCGATGAACGATCCGGACCGCACTGTCCTGACGACCGCCTCGCGGCCCTCAGCCCTCAGGCTGAATTCGAGTGTTCGCCCCTCGTCCGAGCTCGTCACGTCGAAATGCTCGACGCTGAGACCGTCGCGGCCGTCTTTGCCGTCCCGGCCGTCGAGGCCCTTTTCGCCATGGACGCCCGGAAGACCGTCACGACCATCGCGGCCGGCCGGACCTTCCTTGCCTTCGAGACCGTCCTTGCCATCCACGCCGTCGCGGCCCGGCTCCCCGTCCTTGCCGGCTGCCGGCGGCTTGGCCTCGAGATAGCGCTGCACGGCCGCCGCAAGGGCCTCCGGCATCGCCATGACGGCTTCGGCCACCTGTTCAGCCGTCACCAGTGGCGCATCCTTGCCGTCCGCACCATCACGCCCAGGTTCGCCATCCTTGCCGTCGACGCCGTCCCGGCCCGGCTGCCCGTCCTGTCCCGGTTCGCCAGCCCTACCGGCGTCGCCAACCGCTCCAGGAAGCCCCGGATCGCCCTTCTCACCCTTTTCGATGGAACGACCCTCCAGCGCCTCCAGGCGAGCCAGTAAAGCGGCGTTCTGCTCGCGAAGCGGAGCGATAGCCTTGCCCACGAAATCGCCCACGATCGGCGCCAAGGCCGTCACAAGCCCTGCGATTTCGTTCTGGTGCATGATCTATCCTGCGAGAGGCCTAAGCGGCCATCTTCTGCAATTCGAGTTCGAGCGCGTCTTTGAACGCCCACCGAGCAATCTGCACGGTGGCCGCTTGATCCAGATCATCGCCCTTAAACGATTTGGCAGGCGGAGGCGTATCAACGTTCGCCACTGCGGCGGCCTCGTCTGCTGGCGACGGCAGATGCTGAGCAGCCTTAGGCGCAAGCGCGAAAGGATCTTCGAGCGCATCACGCTTCGCAAGCGCCTCAAGGCTATAGTTCTGTTGCTGCATGAAGACTGAATTGCCACCAGGAAGCGGCTTGAGCCCGATCTTCTTACGGCCCTCGTTTGGCGCAAGGAGCGCGGCGCCGATACCATCACCGATCGTCTTGTACTGCGTCGCAGTGTCCATGCGCAGCAAGCCGTCGAGATCGAACTCTGTCCCGTAAATGTGACCTTTCACATCCGTGAGACCGAGGCCTTCATCGAGCAAAAGCTCGATAGATTCGATGATCGCCTGCAGGCACTGTGAATAGTACTGCTGGTTCAACGCCTCGACGTTGTTGTAAGCCGGAGGTGTACCGACGCCGACCATGTAAGCCGGCACGTGGAAGCAGGAACAGACCGTTTCCGCGGTCCACTTCAACTGCTCGATCATCTGGCTTTCGACGGCCGTCATGGCCATCTTTTCGTACTTGAGGCCATCGCCGAGAACTGCAACGCGACCGGCGTTCGATCCGGTGTAGTTCTGCTCCCAGTGCTCTTTAAGCCGAGCAGCCGTAACGTCATCGATTGTTCCGGGAGCAGATAGGACGCCACCAGGCATCGCCCCGTTCTCAAAAAACCGTGTCGCGTTGGCCTGGATGCTGAGTCCCTGCATCGCCGCCAATCCGCAAGCGATCAACGGCGACACGCCGCAAAGCGGATGGAAGAGCGGACACATCGTATCGTGGATGATCTCGCTCGCAGGCACGACCACCTGTTCGCCGACACCCGCAAGATCATCACGGCTGAGCTGATAATAAACGCTACCATCTGGGGCAACGAGCGGCTTCACCCGGCCCCAATCAAGGATGTACATGGCCACGACAACGCCGCGGTTATCGCGCTCCTTTAGCGCAACGGTATTTCCGCGCGCCAGCTTTGAGACGACCCAGTTCTCGATAAATTTGATGCGTGTCTGATATCGGTTCGGCTTGCGCAGCACAGGCGAGAATGCCGGCGCGTCAGCCTCTTCCCAAATTCCGGTGGTCTTGTTCTGCTCGACGAGACGAAGGCACATCTTCGAAATGTCGGATGCGATTAGCGTCACGCAGGAATAGACAGCGTTGTACGCCATCACCGTATTGTTGTTGATCTCGCGGTTGCGCTGCCATGCGCCCGTGAACGGCTCGCGGATCACAGGAAACCAGCTGCGATCACGATCGATGAAACCCGACAGGTCGGTCACTGGTGCAGCCGCCTTTGCGAAAACGCTGAGCATGCGCGAGACAATGCCCGCGCGCTGAACAGGCTGTGTCTGCCGAACCGCCGGAACGCTCGGCATCAGGCCTCCGCCCGCATATCGCGCCGACGGTAATTTCTACGGCTACGCTCGCCGCCCTCTTCCTCGACAGGCTTCGCGCGCCCGAGCGTGCGCCAAAGCTGCGCCTCCTTGTCAGGACAATCGAATTCCTCGCCCGAGCGCAGCACCTTGCCGTAGACATCGGCGGTCTTCGCCGTGACGATCATTCGCACTTCAAATCTCCAATGAAAGGGGCCGCGGGGCCGTAGTCCCGCGGCCAGTCTGGGAGGAAACGCTTACTCGAAGTACTTGGCGTTCTGGATGTACGAAACCGCCGTCGACCGGCGCTTCGCCCAGTTGATGTAGCGCTCGGCGCGGATGCCGATCTGGTTCTGCTGCCACAGGCTGACGAAGGTCGTCGAGGCAGTGGCCGGAGAGTCCGGAGCGGTGTCCATCTGGAGCGACGCTTCCTGGCTGGCGTCGATCGTGACCTGACCATCGTCGGCGAGCAGGATGTCCGGCGCGCTGAGAACGATGATCGGATCGCCATCGGTCGGCGATCCGCCGGTCGACGGGATGTTCTCCGACGTGATGACCGGGATGCCCATGAGGTCGCCGCCATTCATCGTCAGGCCGGGGAATTCCTTCTGGCCGAGCGAGTTGGTCATGAGCGAGATGCTCAGAGCCACGCGCTGCGACATCAGCAGGACGACGTTCGAGACCTGCATGTTGGCCGTCAGGAAGGCGCTGAGCATGGTCTTCATGTCGGCACGCAGCGCCGCACCGGTGGTGCCGGTGGCGGTGATCGGCGAAACGCCGTTGGTGATCGAGGCCGGCGAGACACCAGCGACGGCCGCCTTGGACGGATCGACGAACTGCGCATCCATGAACTGGACGACCGCCTTCGCCAAGTCGTTGCGGACGAGCAGCTCCGCCGACGGCGACGCGAGACGCACCAGCTCTTGGTTGAGCACGATGATGCCGGCGATCTTGGCGAAGTCGAGCGTGACGCTGTCGAACGCCAGAGAGGTCAGCGGCTTCGGAGCGCCCTCACCCACCCAGTTCACGGTCGCACCGCCGGTCTGCCGCGGGATCTTGACCTTGAACGGAACGCGCGTCAGGCCCTGAATGCGGCCGATGATCGTGAGCGGACGGAGGAACTCGATGAACTCCTCGGTCAGGATCTGGTAATTGACCAGCGGGCTCGCCCAGGTCGTATCCGACGTCGATCCGGCGGTGACCGCGCTCTTCAGCAGGTCAACGACCATCGGCGTTTCGCGCGCCCACTGCTCGTTGGCCTTCGCGATCTCGACGGCCTGCATCAGGTTGCCCTTCGCGCGCGCGGTGGCGAGCACGAAACGGGTGAATCCGATGCCCTTCGGAAGCTCGCGCTGGAGCACCTGGACGCGCACCTCGCGGTGATCGCCACCACGTGCCGCCGAACCTTCTTCGTGCGTCTCGACCTTGACCGGCGTGGCCTTGGTGAGATTCATCTTCTCCATCGCGCGGAGGTCGACGAGCTCGGCATCGATCGACGTGATCTCGGCCTGAAGATTGTCGAAGGCTTCCTTCTCCTGCGCATCCTTCGAGCGGCCCTCGTCGAGCGCCTTCTGCTGGATCGCGGTGATTTCGGTGGCCTTGGTAGCGCGCTGCGCTTCGAACGCGGCGATCTGCTCTGCAATCGTCTTCATGGTACTGCCCCTCCCTGGGGCTTTCAAAAGAACTGGGGTTGACTTCTTCTTCCCAGGCGCGGGAGGGGTCGGACGGTCGCTGTCCTTCGGCTCTTTGCCGGTCGCGGCGAGCAGAGGGGCATCGAAAGACTTGATGGACTGAATGGTCGCATCGGCGTTCGCCGGAATGGTCACGAGGCTCAGCTCGAGCACTTCGCTCTCCAGGAAGCGAATTCCGCCGTCGTCCATCCACGAATATTCGATCGCGCGAAATCCGATCGAGACGCCGCGAACGAGCTGCATCTTGACGGACTGCCAAGCCTCATCGATGCGATCCTTAAGCGTGCCAGGTTCACTGATCGACGGAAGCTGAGCTTGAAAGGTGATTCCATCCTTGGTCGGCTTGTCGAACTTGACGCTGCCAACGGGCTTGTCGCTCATGTGCTGCCAGAGCAGCGGGAGCGGATTCTTGAACTTGACACCGAGCGGTTCGACGATGTCGCCGACGCGATCGGGGGTCGGAGTTGTCGCGACACCCGTGATGACGCGTTTATCCTCGTCGACGCTTTTGACGTCGAGCACAGCATATGCACGGTTCATGTTTGGGTTCCTAGACGAACAACATCTGATAGGACTTCTTCTTTGGCTCGAAGTCCGCTAGCGCCGCACCGACGCTCATTGCATTGGTCACAAGTCCGTCGATGCGACCTCGTGATCTCTTCTTGTCGAAGCAGCGATTGGCTTGGCCGTCTTGGTCGACCATCGCGTTTGCCGCGCACATGTAAGTGACAGGGTTCGTTTCGATTGTGATCGACTGCTTGAGGATACGGTCCTCAAACTTCTCGATCGAAGTTGGCATTGTGAGCTGCTTGTCCTCAAACATGCGGCGCTTGCCTTGCGCATGTGGAACGAGCTTCAAGCCCTTGCCTTCGTCCTTGTCCTTTCCCTCGAACTTCCACACAGGAAGGCCGATCTCTTCGCAAGCCGAGATGAAATCGGCGATGCCGGCAACGTCGAAGGCCAAGAATTGAACATCATATTCAGAGACTAGCTTCGCGACGCGCGCAGCCACGAATGTTTTATCGATGACTGCGCCAGGCATCGCTTCGATAAACCCGTCCGCGACCCATTGCTCATAAGGCGCATTGTCTGAACGAGCGCGCTCCGACAGTCCGTCTTTCGTTGTCCAGTACCAAGTTTTTGACCAGAGATACCCTGCAGGACCAACCCACACCGCGGTAAGTGCAGTCAGGTCATTCTTCTGCGAAAGGTCGAGAGACAGCCAGCACTTGCATTTGCGCAGCGACGGAAGATCGAGCTCACCCTGGACAGCAGCCCAAGCCTCTTCAGCGATCCAGAAGTCGACGGAGCCAACAGGGATTCCGAAGTAGAGGCGCTGCACCGACATCTTGGTCGAGAGCAGTATCTTTGATGTGTTCACCTCACGGCGGATATTCTCCACCGGAAATGTAATGCCCAATGCAGGCAAAGACTTTTGCCAACACGTCTCGTCTTCGAAAGGCTCATCGTCCTTGTCGACGCGAGCGATGAAGCCGAAGGCCGTGTCGTCTACGTGCTCGCCCTTAACGACCTTCTGATAAAAGTCGCTATACTGCGTACCGACGATCTGCGTCGATGCCGGCGTGTTAGTTCCTAGAAGCATGATCGCATCGCCCGGCATCTTGGCGATAGCCCGCTTCCAAAGCTCGATCGAGTCCCCATTCTTGAACTCGTGGATCTCGTCCGCGAGCACAGCCGTCGGTCTCGGACCCGAGATGGCGTCTCCGTTCGCCAGCGACTGAAACTTAGAGCCCGTTCCCGGATGCTCGATGCGCCAAGCGTGATCGAGGCGACCGCGAATAATGACCTCGCCGCGACTTTCGAGCGTGTCGTTGTCGTCAGGATCGGTGCCGGGTATAGGAGCTCGGCACATCGCGACGCCGTCCTTAAACAAGACGTTCGCCTGATCCTTGTCCCAGGCGATGGCGTAGATCTCGGCGCGCGGAATGCCGCGGTATCCCATCAGGTAGAGGCCGATGGCCGCAAACGTCGGCGACTTCGCCTGCCCCTTGCCGGTCTCCCACCAAGAGTTCGTGAAGCGCATCCGGCCGTCGGACGTGTGCCAGCCGAAAAGCGAGCCGACGCAGAACTTGGTCCAAGGCAACAGATCGAACGGCTGTCCCGCCTTGGCGCCGGCTGTGATCGGAAGCACCGCCGGAAAGAAGCCCAACGCGTGAGCCGCCAGATCGGGCTTCCAGACCAGCCCGCGGCTCGGCCCGTCGACCAGATCCTTCAGGTGCCGCTCGGCCGCGTAGCGCACGAGCTCACCGACGACGAGATTGCCGTCGACCGCGTCGCGCGCCCAGCGCGTTACGTCGTCACTTGACTGTCTTGAGGTATCCGCCGCCGATGACCGACGGCTTGGTCTTTTGGACTTTCCCGCCACTGCTACGGCGCCGCGGCGTGATCGTAAGCTCGGCCTCTGCGGTCGATGCCCACGCGTTCGCGTCCTTCAGAACTGTGAACCATGGATTGTACGATGGCTGCTTCTTTCCCTTGCGCGGGAAGACGGCCCCCTCCTCTGCGACGTGCCGCAGTGCGATCTCATAAAGGACGTAGCCGTCGACCAGGCGCTTGACGGCGCGGCCGTTGGCGTTGGCGAGCTTCTCAGAGCTGCGCAGCTCGGCTGTAATGACCAACCACTGTTGGTGGGCCAACACCTGATCTAACTCGTCCGAAAACTGGGTCGACCAGTCCGGCTCCTCCAGACCATCTATGACCGATATGTCCGGCATCCGCCGCGGAGGCAGCTTGGTCTTCTCGACGGTCGGCTTTCGCCCTGCACCCTCGCGCTTACCGCCTCGTGGCATCGTTTGAATTCAAGCCGTTCTGAGTGAAATCAAACGTTCCGAAACCGTGTGTTTTTTCAGACACTTGGTTCCTGATTCCCGTTTGAATACGAAGGGGTGCCTTTGATTTTTGATCTCAGTGCAAACGCAACTTGCGCGCCGGTCTGAGATGGAGACCCGATTTAGACGGAACCCTCCCCCCCGGTTCCATTGCGCCTTGAGTTCCATGGATGATCGCTGGCGATGGGCCTGCCGTGGCTGTCGCAGCCTGCCTCATAGCCCTTGGCTTCGATGGCCTGCTCGGTGGCGTCATGGCAGGGGGCGCAGGACGAGGCTAGCTTGCCCGTCCAGAACAGCACCGGATCTCCGTTATGTCTGATGATGTGGTGAGCGACGGATGCAGGGACTACCAGACCCTTGGCTTCGCAGCGCTCACACAGGGGCTTGTCCTGGAGCTGCTGTCGACGGCGCTGACGCCACCGCTCTGTATTGTACCAGGCTCGCCAAGGCTTGGCCTGCCGACGGCGAGCGTCTGTCTCCCTGTTTCGGAGACGTCGATCGAGAGGCTTCGACAATCAGCGAGAGCCGACCACCATGAGCTTGCCACGGCGACGCACCACCTTGGCTTTGCGGGCGACAATCTCCGAAACCATCAGCTTCAGCGTGTCCTTGCTCAGCATGGCATGCTCCATATACGAACTCGCCCGCCTCAGCGTTGGCTGGGCGGGCGTTTCAGGGCCGAATTTCCGACTGTCTCGTCTATGTCAAGCGATTGACCCTAAATCAAGAGGCGTTTGGTTTATACACAGGCTCATAAACAATCACTTGAAGGCAACGACAGTGAACTTCCCGGATACATCAACCTCGATCTTCCACTCGCCACCATAAACTTGGCGAAATGCTTCTGCGATAAGAAGCGCGCTCTCCAATGGAGTGAGCCCCTCACAAGCATCGGCAATGTCATTCAGTATTCTTTCTTTTGACAGGATCGGTTTTGCCATGGAGCCTCCCTCAACCGCATTCTGCAAGAGGATAGCGCACAGGTCCAGCCTTCGGTATTCGAAGAGGCGACCCGGTTTTGCCCCGGGTTGGCTTCAGCGGAAGTGTTCCCCAGTCCATAGCGCTATTCCGACCATTCGGCATTACAGGGACCACGCGAGGTTCCGGCTCATCTGAGCCTCCAAACCATGGCGAAGGCGGCGCCTTAGGAGGAAGGACCTTGTATTTCACAAGCTCGAGCACTTCGGACAACGCAATCAAACCATGATGCCACAGCGCGTATTCAGCCCTGCTTGAAATGACAGAAGCAGGCGATGGGCTCCACTGCAGCGGACAATAGCTCCCGGTCGAATAAACGTTCTTGCCCTTGCACTCGCCGACGAGGGCAACGCCGCCGCCGTTCTTTGCCGGCGTTCGCTGAACTACCGGCTGCTCGTCCCAATAGTCCGGACGCGTTCCCTTGATTGCGTGTCGCGTAACGAGCGCGCTCAGGTTCACCGTGTTGAGCATCAGCACGTCGCGAGGCCGGTCATGCGCAGGACGCGCACCATCAGCACCGAAGAACGCATGCAACGCCTTTGTGCCAGCTTCACCCCAAGCGACTTTCGTTCGCCTGGAGGCGTCAGACTGGCGAGACATATCGTTGACTTTAACGAGGCCAGACAGGTCGCCGGCGATTACGTCGAGGCTCAGATTCCAGTCGATTTCGACTTCGCCAAGCGACGCCACGGCGCGCTCCACCGCCTCCGCATCAGGATCTGGCAATCCGAAATGACTGTAGCGCTGAGCCGCGCCGTGGCCTTTGTCTATGCCGCCGTGGTTGCCATAGTCCTCGATGCGATCCCAGATGCCCTCCGCGGCGGAGGTGTGACGCTTCGAAAGCTCGTCCACGTAGGCCCACCGCAGAAGGGCCTCAACATCAATCTCAATCTTGCTCACAAACGCCTCCAGCTACGCAGTAACTTGATCAGAATCAGAAACACGACGAGGCAAGCCAGTATCCAGCCGCCCTTGATCAGCAGTTCACCAACCCGCTCAAACGCAAGCGGGCCGACGCCGTATGCGCCATTCACGTCGCATCCTCCGCGTTAACAGGCTCGAATCTCCGCTTGGTCATCCATCGCCCGCAAACGCGATAGTTGTCGTATTGCTCGCCGGACACCTCGTAGACCTCGCCAACGGTGAGCACATCCCGCTGCAGTGTGTTGTCCCTACAGCGCACAAAGCGCGGTGTTTCGGTCATGCTGCGTCCTCCGACCTTGGTGCCAGTTTCTCGCCCGTCGCTTCGTCGTAACCGTTCGGCACCGCAATCGGACTGAAGAAGCCCCGCTTCGCAACGCCGTCCTGTTCGATTTCGATCAGTTTCGGTGGCCGCGCCTTGCGCGACTGCGCCTCATGGAGGAAAGCTGCCATTTCGACGGTTCCCTCGACGACAAAATGCCAGCCCGACCCGATGTCGTGGCCGGTCGCCGGATCGATATTCGCCTCGACAAGAACGTGCACCGGACAGCGGCAGCCGATCATGCCAGGCTCCGGCCCCGCATGGCGGGACCAAAGCGAACCGTTCGCCTTGAACCGCCTCACGGTCGCCCGCCAATCGTCATCGGTCAGCGGTACCGGCTCGAGCGAGGGCGCTACACCGGCCTTGGCGTGACCTTCCCGCACCGCGCTGTCGCAGTAGGCGAGTGAGGCCATGTCCGCCTTGCGCTTCAGGATCGGCGTGACCGCAGCCTGGATAGTACCGATCGCGATGCCGTCTAGCAGCCACGTCGCAATCTGGCGCATGTCAGGCGGCTTGCGGCCGAGGCTGGCGCAGACGGCCGTGAACGATGCCACCAGGACCGCTTCGTTCTTCAAACCAATTTCATCGAGCGCGCGCGCATCTGCTCTGCTCTGCTCTGAATCTGTTTCTGCTCTGCTCTGCTCTGGTCGTTTGTCAGTAACATCGTTACTTTCGCTGTCAGTAACGCCGTTACTATCGTTACGGTGGCGGTTTCTATAACGCTTCTGTCGCTCAGCATTGGTTGGGTCTGTCTTGTCGCTCTTGTACTGTCGCTTGCTCCAGTTGTGAGGCTTGAAGATTCCATTATCGTTGTCGTAGAGCCCGGCCGCGACGAGCTTCGTGATCCACTCGGCTACCTTCACAGGCTTCATGCGAAGCCGGATCGCCACGTCCTCTGTCGGCGGCAAGGCGCCATCGTTCGCAGAGGCTACGCAGTTTAGTGTGTACCAAGCACGAAACATCGCGTCCGAAAGCTTCAGGAGCTTCGGATGGTCAATCGACGTGTCCTCTGCGCGCCACCAGTGCGTCATTCACCCCTCCTCAGGCGCTCTCGGAAGTGATTTCCTGCCAATACAGCGGTCGATACGACGTCGTGAGCCACGGTCCAATCCACATTGAACCACTCACCCCACAGCCTATGCTCGCGCAAAAATCGATGGGCCGAAGCCTCATCCTCGAATGCTGACGCCCTGGATTCACACAAAGCGAAATGCAAGAGATGTATTTTGAACGGGCAAGCTGTTTGAAATTCAGCCAACCGACCTTTTGGGTTGGCTGAGATACCGATCTTAACCGGGCCGCATCTCCTGCCGATCGCGTAAAGAAATGTAGTCATGCTGCGGCGTCGCCGATGAGGTTGATCGTCGCCCTGTCACGCGCGAGCTGCCGGCCGCGCATGATGAGGCTGCGCGCCTCGCCGATCTCGACGCGCAGTGTGTTGCAGACGCTTTCCAAGCGCTCGCCTTTCGGTACGCAATCCGCAATCCCACAAGCGATGAAGGCCTTGACGTCTCTAAGGCTGTTTTCAGATACGCTCATGCGTCGATCCCTCTCAGTGTCGTGAAACTATTTGCAACTCTTGTCGCACGTGAAACGTTTGCCGTTGCGCGATAGCGTTTCTGGTAGGCGGCGTGGCACTTTGCGCAGTACCGTTGCCCCTTCCTGCTGTTCGGCTCATCGCACTTGGAGCAGCGCGGCTTGTCGTCCGATATTCCTGCCGCCTGCCGTCGATGCCTAGTTTCTGGAAATGCCGTCATGCCGCCTCTTCGATGTCCTGTTCGATGGATAGTTCGCACGCAGGTACGCGGTTTCCTTCGACCTTGAGGCGCTCTGTGCCGCGCCAGTATTCCTTCCAGTGAAACGGTCGGCCGTCCTCGCCCACCTCATGACGAGACAGGCAGATCACGCCGCACCGGCGGCAGTGCTTCAGAGACCGGAAGAGCGATGGGTGCTCTTTGTCGCCCCACTTGTGATGTGCCATCAGCCGCCTCCGGAAAGCGCTGGCGAGGCCCCTAGGGTGCGGTATTCAATCGGCACGTCATTGACGACGGCGGACCGAATGCCCTGCTCCATGCCCTTGGAAACGCCCCTGTCGGTGTAGACAACGACGGCGTGCGCGCCGTGCATCCATGCGTGGCCGGCGTTAATGCCGTAGATGCGCTCGACCTCGATCCCATCATCTAGGACGCCTGGCTGAGTGTAGAGCGCGTGGCTGGCGAAAGGCGCCTCTCCGCGCATCAGGCAATCCCGCATGCAGGCGCGCAGATAGGTCAGGTTTCCCTCGATGTCGCCCGCAAAGGGACTTTCGACGACCACGCGGCGCATAGCGTATGGCGGGACGGTGTGTCGCTCCTCGATCATTCTGCGGCCTCGCCATGCGTGAAAAGAGACGTTTGTTTCGGCGGAGCCGGCGGCGCCACGAACATGTCAGGCCGAGAAATCGCGTCGGAGATCCGGTTGACGGCTATGCCGAAATATCGGGGCGCGACCTCGATGCCGATGAAACGCCGGCCCAAGCGCACCGCGGCGACGCCGGTTGAGCCCGAGCCCATGAACGGATCGAGAACAAGATCGCCTGGATTCGTGAATTTCTCGATGATCTCGCACATGAGCGAGATGGGCTTTTCCGTCGGATGCTCGCCGTGCCGGTCCGCATGGTTAGTCAGATGCGTGAAGACGTTGCGACCGCCGCCACCGTTCCAGCTCGAGAACCCCTTGCCGCACCATGCGGTAACGAAGCACTCGGCGCCCATTGCCGGCCCCTGGCCGTTGAATTGCGGCGCACTGTCCGGCTTCACCCAGATGCAAGCGCGCTTATAGCGAGCCCCGGCCGCCTCGATCGCATCGCGCCATGGCGCTACGCCCTCAGGCGTGCAGAATGCGATGAACCACCCGTTGCACAGATCAGTAAGCATGCCCGTAGCGGCCTCCCGAAGCCCCTCCACGGACGCGAAGTCGAGCGCAGTCGGATCGGTGTGGCCGTCGGTTCGCAGCGCTCGCCCGCGGCCCCGCTTGGCCTCGTGCATGTGTTTCTCATAGGGAGGATCACAGATGACGTGCGACACCGGCCCAAGCGTCGAGATGACGCTCAGGCAATCGGCCCGATAAAGCCGGACGGAATCCGAAAGCGTCTCGATCACCTCGCCTGCCCCCTCAGATGAAGCAGCCTGTTGGCAACCTCGTACTCCTTCAGGCCGAGCCGCTTTGCGATGTCGACCGTGTCGAGCTTGTATTTCTTCCACAGCACGAGGATCGCGTGGTCGTGCACGCCCTCCCGCTCTGTGGTGTTTCGTTCCATGGCGATCATCTGCCCTTGGCCCTGTCGATCTTGTCTTGAGCTCGCTCGCGCGTCGTGGCGCCTGGCGATTGCTGATTGCTTGTCACAGTGACGACGGCGCCACTCGCTATCTCGAAACGAAAGCCCTCCGACCTCACGCACACAGCGCCGAACGCCGCCGCATCTGCGCAAATCTGCAGGATGTGCGCGCGAACGATCTCGACGTTGAGGCCCATCGCTCGCTCCATGTAGCGAAGCACAGCGTGGTCGGTGACGCGCACCGGCTCAGTGCTCGGCTTCGCAATCACGCAGCGAGGATTTTGGATGTCGACTATCACGCCGCCCTCGCCTGCTTCCGAACAAGAGGAATGACGTTCGTCGGCTGATAGTTGAAGACGACACGCTTGCAGGCACGGCACCAGCTTTCGCCCTGCGCAGTCGGCTTGCCGCAGGCGATATAGTCAGGCCCCGCAGGCTCTGCGGCAATGAAGCGACATTCGTTGGAGGCGTTACCAGACCAAGGCCTTAGATCTCCAAACGGAATTGACAGCGCCTCACGATGGACGGGAAGATCCACAATCTCCATCGGAGGAGTGCGCTCGCCTGTTGGAAAGCCGCGCTTATCCTGGCGAGCCTTGCGTGCGCCTTCGGCGCGCGACGTATTCTTCTGACGACGCCTCTCCTCGATCAGCGCGGCATTCGGAGCCGGGTGAGACGCCTTTGCTCGAGACGCAAGTCCGAGCCGATGGGCCTTGCCAATGACGGCACTTCGGCTAACACCGAGGTGCTTTCCGATTTGGCTGGAGGTGTCGCCGCGATCCCAAAGTCTGCGGAGATCGCTCACCATCTCGACGCTCCAAGTTGAGGTCCAGACACCCATCTCACTGCTCCATGATTTGAATGCGTAGAGCGTCGAACTCTCCAGCCAAAGCGATGTCTTTCGCAGACAGCGCCTCCATCTTCCGCACCGCGTGAAGGACCGTCGTATGATCTCTGCCGCCGAAGCGTCGGCCGATCTCCGGCAGCGATTTGAGCGTCGTGGTCTTGCAGAGGTACATTGCGATTTGACGGGGTCGCACGACGTTGGCGGTCCGGCGCGAAGAGCACATGTCGTGACGGCTCACGTTGTAGTGCTTGGCGACGACGCGCTGGACGTCCTCAATGCGGATACGCTTGCTCTCGCGCGGCGCCACCAGGTCCCGCATCTCCAGATCAACACTCTCTATCGACGGTGGCTCGTCGGTGAGGCGCGAGCGAGCCAGCAACCGAACGATGGCGCTCTCAAGAGCGCGTCCGTTGTGCGAGATCGACTTGGCGAGATAGGTGATGACGTCAGGAGGCACGGCAAAGCTTGGATGATGCAGCTTGGCAAGCTCGGCACGCGACCGCAGAATGTCCGCCCGCATTTCTTCGCCAAGAGGTCCGATCTCCAGGACCAGCCCCGCTGACAGACGCGATCTCGTTCGGTCGTCCAGCACTTCGAGATCTAGAGGCGATCGGTCGGCGCCAATAACGACTTGGTGCCCCGCGTCGATGAGCGCATTGACCGCGTAACAAAACTCCGACTGCGCAGGCCTACCTTGGACGATTTGGACATCGTCAACGATGAGGAGGTCGAGCCCTCGTAGCGCTTCCTTGAACGCGGCAATGGTCGAGCCCCGAATTGCGGCCATGAAGCCGGTCATGAATTGCTCAGCGCCGAGATAGGCCGCCTTCCGAGCGCCGGACGCCACTTCCCAGGCGATGGACTGCAGCAAATGCGTTTTGCCGAGCCCTGTTCCTGCGTGGATGAACAGCGGATTGAATTCGATCGGTTCGCCGCGCCCTCGGCCGGCGATTTGTTTCGCCGCGGCGACCGCGAGCGCGTTGGACCGCCCCGTTACGAACGTCTCGAAGGTATAGCGCTGCTCAAGTTGGCAAGGTCCGAACAGGGAGCGATTGACGGGCTCTGTCCGAACCACCGGGGGCGCGAGCTGGATCAACGGCGCCTCCGGATTTGCCGCCGCAGCAATGCGGTCGAGCCGCGCCGCGTGCCGAGCTGCCGAAGCCAGCTGTGTGGGCGTCGCATTCCTTCGCGGATCGTAAAGCGCAGATGATCCTTCCATCGAGTCCCCCTTTGATTTTAGAGTTTGGTGGCGATTGTCTTGCGCGTGGCGGAGCGAATGCTGACGATCCTGTCCTGAAGATCGGCCGCCTCGTTGTCGATTGCGCGCGCGTCGTTCACTGAAATCTTGCCGTCCGATGCGGCTTCGATTGCCGTCGAAATCAAATCGCCAGATTCCTTGGCGATGTCCCCTGCAAGAGCGGTAATATCGCGGGCCAATGAGTCGGCGTGCTGATCTCGCGGAACGAGCTCAAAGCCGTGAAGATCAGCCAGGGCGCGCAAGATCACAGGATCTGCAGCGGCTTTCTCAAGCTCGAAGCAAACATCAATTGGCGCGAACTCTGGCCGATCAATGTTGCCGTAATGGGAGAGAAGAGCCGCGCTTACCCGAGACGATCTAGCGGCAGCGTGTGGACCGCCTGCCAAGACAACGGCGCGTCGCACCGCAGCCTTGAACGCGATTTGTTGCTCGGTCATCTGCATGTCGTCCCCCGTTCCACTTATGTCTAACTTCGGATTTAGTTTTGTTCCGCAGCTGAAACCGGCATCAAGCCGGCATGCAAAACGACGCTTACGAAGATGATGAGGTCGCGCTGATCGAGTTCTTTGCGCGTGCGCGCAATATCGCGATGTTCTTCAGGACACCGGGATCATCGCCGCGACAGTCGAATCTGAAATTGAAGCCGGCCGGCCTAACGCACGCGCCCTCAGACGCAGAACCCACAGAGAGGCGAGCCGCTAGGCCGGCCGAAATCGGAAAAGCCTCGCAGCGTTCTCCGACAATACCGAGCGAATTGGTCGCAGCCGTCTCCGTCATGCCGGGCTGGTCGAATGTGGAGACGGCTGCGTGGCTCCCCGGACGGGGAAGGAAATTGGCGGCGTCGACCACCGATGGGGTTACGGCGATCGACGCCTGGTCCTCGGCTGGGGGGACGGCCGAAGCTGAATATTTTGAGATTATCGTCGCGCTCATGCAGCGCGCTCCGGTTCAGCCGGATAAAGGTCAGGCCGAAGCCGATGCCGGGAAACACCCGTCGCCCTTTCCACGTCAAGGACGCGTTCGGCCGGGACTTGCTTCCACTGGGAAACCGCTTGTGGGGTAATTTCCCCCTTTAGCGCCCTGGAAAGGCCTGTGCTGCCTCGGACGGCTCTTTTTGCCTCGTCGAGGGCCGCAGCTTTCAAATCGTTTATACTGCTTTCGTCAGTCATTCCCAATTGAAAGCACAGCTTTCAATCAATTGCAAGCATCTCTTTCGATGAAAGCCACCGAGAATCCGGCCATGTTCTTCCCCATGGCCAAGAAATCCAACAGAATCAAATGGGTCCGCGAGCGCGCGGAACTCACCCAAGAAGAGTTTGCCCGCGCCCTCAACACCATGGAGGGCGTGAAAGTGACGAGAGGTGCGGTCGGGAACTGGGAGCGAGAGAACGGGGACATGCCTTCGTTAAGGAACCTTGCTGCCATCGCTGAAAAGTTTGGCGTATCGCTCGATTGGCTTCAGACGGGACATGGCGAAGTCCCCCAAAGTGTGGAGGTCTCCGTAGACTCCCTCCCCTTGACGGGCCAGCAAAAGCCTCACAACTTAAGCGGCCAAACAAAAACAAACGCGCGTCTTGGAGATGCTGTTTCGGGGTTCTCCAAGATACCAATTCGCGGTAGGGGCATGGGCGGTAGACAAGGTTACCTCATATTAGAGGACCAGTATTTGGGCGACGTTCTTGCCCCACCAGCGCTTGCTGACGTTCCGGACGCTTATGCGGTCTACGTCATCGGAGACTCCATGCTCGAACGTTACCAGCATGGCGAGATTGTCTTCGTTCATCCGTACGCGCCGGTCCGCAAAGATGACGATTGCGTTGTTCAAATCAGTATGGGTGACGGTGAGCCTCCGCATGGCTTCGTCAAACGTTTCGTTTCGATGGACGATCATCAGCTCAAGGTCCGGCAGCTCAATCCAAAGAAGGTTTTGACCTGGCCGAGAAACCGGGTGATCGCAGTTCATCGGATCGTAATGGGCGGACCGGCCTAAAACCCGCACCAGTTTAAACTCCCCGCCGAGGCACTACCCGCCACAAAGGCCCGATTCGGCCTTAAAGCACAGCTCCTTGCACATTTTTGAAAGCTGCGCTTTCTTTCTGCTTGCTTTCATTTGAAAGCCGTGCTTTCATCTCTCCGTTAGATCTTGGAGGGAAAGATGGCCGTCCGGCTTATCGAAGCGCTTGTTGACGCTGCCGCCCTCGGGGCGTTCTGCCTCGCGCTCTACATCGGCGCCGCCCTCATCTCGGGAGCAGCGTGATGGATCTAGGTCCCGAGGTGCTCGAGCTGCTGCGCGCTGGTGCCGCGCATGACAACGGCATCTGTTGCCGTCCTGGTCAGGTGCAGAAGTTATGGCCGGTCATCCGTGAGGCTGAGCGCGCCGGCTACGTCCGACTGCTCGATGTTGAGAAACCGTGGGTTACCGATGCTGGCCGCAAGGCGATCGGCGCGCCGTCCCAGACTGAGGCTGACTACGCGCGCCTGCGAAAGCTATGCCGTCGGCGCCGCAAGCCCCTGCCCCGCCCCGCTGACGATCCGCGAACCGATTTCGATTATCGCTCTTATCGATCACTCAACTACGTCTGCGTGCTCCTAGTGAAGCAGCAGGACGATCGTTACGCGCCGAGCACAATCCGCGTCGGCCGCACACTGACGAGCGATCCGCAGTTTCTAGGGCCCAAGAACTCAATCATTTTGCCTGAGAGCGAAGGGCGTTTCGTGCTCGCCCTTATGCCCCATTGGCTCATCAGCAAGGCGATGCTGCCCTCGTATCCTCTTGCTTTGGACGATACCGACAGCGCCTGGAGCGACGACGAGCGCGCGCTCTACGACCGTCTGCGCAATGTCTGCATTTCCGTCAACACGCGCATCCGCCGCGGCGGATCGCGCCAGCCTGCGCCACATCTTCATTTTGGAGAATACGCATGAACGGGATCGAGAGCGTCGCTCGCGCCGAGCATCTGTCAGGCCGTCGCATTACGACATCATGTTCGGGCGCAACGACGTATGGACTGTCGCGCGATGAGCTCCGGGACATGGCGTGGACGAACTTTTACCGAGCTGAGCGGCGTCTTGGCGTGATGCCCGAGCTTGCGCACCAACGCGCGGACGCGCACGCGAAGCGCTTCGATGAGATCCTCACAAACGTCCATCGGTTCATGCCGGAGATCGGGTGATGGATTTTTCGCTTGGCCTCGCTTTGTTCATCATGGGCTCCGTGTTCGGCGGACTGGTCGTCCTCGCTTTGATGTCTGACCGGCCTCGCTACGCCGAACTCCACTCCTACCCAGACGACGTCGAGCAGCGCGCGCGGAGGGTCCAATGATCGACCGGTCATATGGGAAGCTCGTATTCGAGTGCGACTCCTGCCCAGAAGTCTTGGAGACCGATACCGCCGACTTCTCCGAAGCTTGGGAGCAAGCTCGCGCCGACGGTTGGAAGTCGAAAAAGGTCGGCGTTGACTGGCTTCATGGCTGCGCGAGCTGCGGAGTGCCGGGATGAGCGAGCTCCGCCAGCGCGACCCGCGCCAGGAAGATAGACGACATCTCGAGTTCGTGCGCCAACAGCCGTGCTGCCTGCCCTTCTGCAAGCGCCAGGCCGAGCCCGCGCATCTGAGGATGGACAATCTCGCGATCGGCAAGGAACTGACCGGCAAAGGCGAAAAGCCGCACGACCGATATACGGTCCCGCTGTGCCCCTACCATCACCGCATCGGCGTCGACTGCCAGCACAACAGCAACGAGCGCGAATGGTGGATCTTGCGCGGCATTGATCCATGGAAGATCGCCGCGTCGCTCTGGATTGAATCCGGAGGAGCCGCGCGCGCCCTGGAGCCGAAGCTCGGGCCTCGCCCACGGAAGATCAAGGCGCGCAAGCCGAAAGAGCAACGCGCCAAAATCCCCGCAGGGCGCCCGCTGAGATCACGTGGCTTCGAGAAGCGAACACCGGAGGCACAGCCATGCTGACCGCCATCTCCTGCATCTGCGTTCTCACCATCATCGTTGCCGTCGGCCAGACGATTGCCCTGGTCTTCACCAACCACACGCTTTGAGGAACTGACATGGCGCTACTCGGCAAGGCATATCGACCGACGTTTATTCTGTTCGCTGTCGGCCTGGTGGTGATCGGGCTCGCGGTCTGGATTTTGTGACGTCACCAGCGTTTTCATCGCCCAACTTGGGATCTGAACAATGAGCTTTATTCCCTGCATCAAATGCCAAGGCGAAGGTCGGATATTCAAGTCGAAGTACGGCGGAAATGATCCTGACGTGTGGGATGCCGGCAAGTGCGAGGCTTGTGACGGTAGCGGCAACCATACCTGCGACAATCGCGGCTGTGACGAGATCGCCCAGGGTTTCAACGACGACGGCGAGGCGCTTTGCCAAGACTGCCTGATGGAATGGACCATGAAGGCGTTTGAGCCATGATTGCAGAACTCAAACCGAAGGTGATCAGGCCGGAGCCATTGCACACGTCACAGTGCTGCATGCCCGTCGATCCGCCGACACATGCGACCATGTGGCGCCGAGATCGCTATATCCGGCTACGTCCTCACATGGACCCGGATAGGTGCCAGCGTGAAAGCACAGTCGAAATCGATGGGCAGCCATATTGCCGTCTGCATGCCGGCGGCGTCGCCCTAGATCGATGGCTTAGCGGCAAGCTGACCGCCTCTTCACCACTTCCTCAACAGGAACGCCAGTCATGATCGAAGGTCTCCTCGCCTGTCTCGGCTTCATTCTGGCCGGCGTAGCGATTGTCGCGATCGTCGCCAAAGCAGTTGGAGGCTAAAATGTCTGACCATCGTATACCGATCTCTTTCGACGCTGATGGGAAGGTCATCGGCCTCGGGCGTGTAGAAGCCGATCCGGTTCAGTCCTCCTCCGCTGGGAGTGAAAGTGACCGCTGGCTATGCCCGCGCTGCAAGAAGAGCAAGCGCGAGAACATTGACGGCGACTGGATGGCCTATTGCGGACCATGCAATGACCGCGATTACGAGCGGTATCGCGAGCGGCAAGAGTGGGACTACTACCATCGGGACGAGAAGTAGCATGAGCGACGATTTCTGTTTGACCCACGGCTACGAGCACATGAAAACGCAGTTTGGAAACCCGATCCCATATTGCGAGGCATGCGAGAACGAGCGCGCCCTGCGTGATCTAGCGGAGCGGATCAATCGCTCCTATCTCGTTACGCTGAACGCAAATGGACCAACTGAGAAGCACCTAAGCGGAGATGAGCTTAGCCAGATCGTCACTGCTCTTCGCGCCGCGGTTGGTGCCCAGCCGGTCTCTTCGGTCGGAAAGCCGAAGAACTGCGATCCGTGCGGATATCCGGAATGCGGCTGTCAGTATTCGCCCGCAATTCAGTCCCGCGCTCCTGCCCAAGCAATGCCGGGCCGTGGCGAAATCCACGACGTAATCGCCGAATGTTTGGGGCGCGAGGGCTTGACCTATTCCGGTGTCAAGCATGCCGCCGAGGCAGTCCAGAAGCTTTACGAGGGTGCGAGGTGTTCCGGTAGCACATCGGTCTCCAAAACCGAGGGAGACGGTTCGATTCCGTCCGCATCTGCCACTGCTCAGTGCTCTGCCGACAATGCCGAGGCATCTTACCGGAACGTGATTGATGAGGCTCTGGTTACTCGAAACCTTGGCGTAGCGAAGGGCAACGCGCGAGAGGAGTTGAACGCAATCCTCTCATGGGAAGTGGGTGTTGCGCTGGACCCGCGAGTATCCGAGGCAGCCCAAGCCTTGATTGACCGGGGAAGCACTCAACCGCAGGGAGCACGCAAGTGAGCAAGACCGAACACCCATTTGCGCCCGGCGCGCGTGTAGCTGTCAGCGAGAAATATACCGACAACGTTGCCGAGAACTTTGTCGATAAGGTCTACAAGAGCGGCAATTTCACTTTGCGCGGCTCCAAACAGCAGTGGAGCCCATGGCAGAGCACGTGGAGCGACAAGCGCTGGTCGGCCATGGAAACAGGCAGCGGGTTTCATCGCCGCCGACTTGACCTCTGGGACGACGCTACGGACCAAGAGCTCAAGGAGAAGATTGAAGCCCAGAACGTCAAGAAGCGGTGGCGGGATATTCGATCCAAGATCGATAACATCAAAGAACCGACCGCCGCGTTATGTGACGCGGTTGAGGCGGCACTTTCACTGCCGCGCCCTCAGCATTCACCTGAAAATAAGGAAGCCTGAACATGCCGACCGGCTACACCTATCCAGTTGTTGAAGGGAAAGTCACTGAGTTTCCCGAGTTCGCCATGCTGTGTGCACGGGCATTCGGCGCCCTGATTATGATGCGCGACGACTCGATGGACGCGCCCATTCCGGACGAGTTTACGCCTGACACGTCGTACTATGACGGCCGGATAGCTACCGACATGGCGCAAATGGGCAACGTGCAGGCCATGAGCCGGGCGGAAGCCGATGCAGCCGCCGCGGCCGAGCACGCGGCAGCCATGGAGAGCCGGCGCAAATACCTTGAAGACAAAGAGGTGGAAGCCGGCCGGATCAACGCCATGCTCTCCAAGGTGCGCGCCTGGGAGCCGCCTACGCCCGACCACGCGGAGATGAAGGCGTTCATGATCGAACAGCTCCGCATCTCAATGCCGGGCGATTATGTCCCGTCGATTCCGGAGTTGCTCGACGGCCGGACCTGGCGTCAGAACATGATCGACCAGCTCGCTAAAACTGTCGCCCGTAATCGCGAGGAGGTTCAGAAGGAGATCGAGCGCGCGAAGGGACGAACGGAGTGGGTCAAGGCGCTCCGCACGTCGCTACTGTCTTCGCAACTGTTGGGGGGTGAAAAATGACGCCGATAGTCGAACACAAGAACGGCAATCGTCGATCCGTTCGTGACGAACTCGCGATGGAATACGTGGCCTGCGTCCCCTGTAAGGGGAACGGCACCGTCTATCGATACGAAGGCGGCAATCTCTGGGCTCTTGGATGGGTCGTCCATCGCGAGTGCTTCTGCGGGCACTGCCGTGGGCAAGGGATTCTGCGCCTCCCCGCAGATGTGTCCGCAGTGGAGGAGAAGTCATGAGCACGATGCTTGAAGCGGTGGGTCGAGCGATCAAACACGCCCAAAGCGTTCGGGCTTTCGGTCTCTACGACTACACAGCATATCCAGGTGACGCCCCACCGCACGTTGTTCTGGACGAATTTAAGGGCAAGCCCGTTCTGGCAACGTGGAATAGGGACGAGGCTCAGAAGAAATACGAAGAGTGCTGCCGGGATTATGTCGCCAAACATGCCATTAACGCGATGGATCAATGGCGCTTCGAGGCAGCAGGCATCACAAGTGATGTGGGAGGATCACGGTAGTGGCCCTTCACGAACAATGCCTTGGCGCCACGAATGAGTGGTACACCCCAGCCTTCGTGTTTGAGGCTATGGGCGAGACGTTCGATGAGGACGTATCGAGCCCTGGCCAGCATGTTACGCCGTGGATCCCGGCGCTCCGCTTCATCACCAACGACAGCCTTTCTCTGATTTGGAAAGGCTTCATCTGGATGAATGCGCCGTTCGGCGGCAGGAACGGTCTCGTTCCGTGGCTTCAGAAGTTCTTTGACCATGGCGACGGTGTTGCGCTAGTGCCTGACCGCACCTCAGCCCCTTGGTGGCAAGTTTATGCGCCACAGGCTGATGCTGTCTTGTTCGTCGCGCCAAAACTGAAATTCATCGGAGCCGATGGCAATCCCGGCACATCTCCGGCTCAAGGAACGTGCCTGTTCGCTGCCGGTGCCAGGGCCGTTGCTGCGCTCAAGCGCGCCGCTTCTCTTGGCCTCGGCACCCTGATGGTCCCTTCAGATCAACGGGGGACTCAATGAGCGAAGCTTCACAAAAGATCAGAGACGCCATCAAGGATTTGAGAGAGCGCACCGATCGCTACAATTGGGAGCCGGCGAGTTCTGCTTGGCATCGCGCATTCGGAGAGCTTTCCGGCCTACACCACGCGCTCAGTATCGTTGAACTGACCGACCGCGATCGCTCAAGCCGGCAATCCCAGCCCCTTGATGCGATACAAGCCTGTACCTGCACGCGAGCAATCCAAGAGGCGCATAAGCCCGGATGCCCGCTCTCCTCAAATCATTGCCGGAGTGAAAAATGAATCCAAACCCAGAATTGGTTAAGGCACTGCGGGAGCGGACGCCTCGCCGGCATCAAGACAAGAGTCTTTTTGTCGCCGCTGCGGACTGCATCGAAGTCCTCGATAAGCAGATCGCCGACATCATGGACCCCAACATTCAAAGCATGCGCTTGGAGAACGGCAAGTTCGACATGGCGCTTGGCGGCCCGATTGTCCAGAACGTGGCTATGATGATGACGGAGTGGTTCCGCGAGAGTGGCGCCAAGAACTACGTCGAGATGACGCTCCACGCCAAGACGGAGCCCTTCGAACGATACCAGTTCTACGTCCAGAAGCAGGGCGATGGCGCCAAGACCCCGCACGAGCTGCGGAAAGAGGTCGAGGACCAGCGCGACGCGCTACTCAAGGCCCTGACCGAGATCGACACCCTCGCCGTTTGCACAGGCGTCGTTGATCCATCCCTCCACGAGAAGATGCTCTCGAACATCGCTCGGATCGCCAGAGCCTCACTTGCGCTCTCGTCGAAGGAGCCGCGAGGCGAAAGTGGTGGATAGCTGCAAATATTTTTTGCTCACTATGCTCCTAACATCGCCTGGTGACTGACAGGCGCACTTGGCGAACTGTTTTTCAGGAGTAGACTGTCACTATGTCGCGCCCGTTCACATTTTCCGAAGCTGCCGAGCAGTTGCGCATGTCTGAGCGCTGGCTGCGTGATTGGCTCGCCGCCAATCCTGTGGATGCCAAGGGCATGCCGTTCTACATTCCGATGGGGCGTCGGAAAGAGTTTGAGCCCACCGACATCGAGCGCATCAGGGCGCGCATTAGGGAGCTAGAACAATGTCGCTTGAGCTCTACCGCCGCGGGGCAGTCTGGCATTACCGCGGAACAGTTGGGCCGGCTGGCAACCGGAAAAGGCTGCGTGGTTCGACCCACACCAAAGACAAAGACATCGCAGCGCGCGAGATTGCCCGGATCGAAAAGCGCTACTGGGACGGTCATCAGCTTGGCCCCAGCGCAATCCTGACGTTCGATCAGGCGTGCACCCAGTTTCTCGCGGACGACAAACCTTTCATGGTCGGCGCCGTCGATGTGGTGCAGGCCGCCCGCGATCATTTCAAGGATAAGCTAGTAAAGGACATCAAATCTAAAGCCGTGCGCGAGTTCGCCAACGAAGTCTATGGGCACTGCACCGGGGCGAGCAAGAACCGCCTTGCTATTTCGCCCGTGCAATCGGTCATCAACCACTGCGCAGAACACGAACTTTGCGACTTCATCCGGGTGAAGAGATTCCCGAAGGTCCATAAGGAGAAGGAGCCGGCCACGCTGGCATGGGTGCAGCGTTTCCAGGCCGAGACGAAGCCACACCTCGGCGCCTACGCTCTCTTCATGTTCCTGACGGGAGCCCGGCCGAGCGAGGCGCTCGCGATCGACAGGGACCGGGATCTAAATCTCCAGAAGGGCGAAGCGACGATCCGCATGACGAAGGTCGAGAAGGACAAGATGGTGACGGTCGAGCGCACCGCCCACCTCCCGCCCATGCTGGTAGCGGTCCTCGCCAATTTGGAAGCCGTCCCGGATCGCCCGCTGTTCGTCTATCGCAAGTATGGGGACATGAAGGAGACCTGGGACAGCGCCGCCGGTCGCATCCCCGGCAAGCTGTTGACGCCGCACTGCTGCCGTCACGGCTTCGCTACGGAGCTCCTGCGGCGCGGGGTGGATGTGCACACTGTTGCGTGGCTGGGCGGCTGGGCGAGCGCAAAACAGGTCCTGGAGACCTATGGGCACGCCATCAAGAGGCGCGACCTGACAGGCATTCTCGTTGACACACCATTGACGCAAGCGGTCGAGGAAGTCGCCGCAAGTGCGCGTAAAGTCTCAGGAATTTGACGTAACTTAATTCTCCGGATGAGAACAAAGTTCGCAGCGTGTCCTGCGGGCAACGCCGGACGGCGCGACGCCTCGCTGCTGTGAACTTTTCGGTTTCCCGCAAACACTTGTGTTCACTTTGGAACTGTCGGTTCCTGCGCGGAAACGTAGGGTTTTTCCCGGAGACGCCGATTCCCGGCCAACGAAGAGCCCAGAGACAAGAAGCGTGACCGGCCGGCCCAGGAACGATCTGCTGCGAAGGCTCAGCGCCCAGGATTTCGAGCTGCTCGCGCCGCACCTGCAATCGGTCGAGGTCGCCGCGAACCACGTTCTGCATCACGCCGGCGACGGCATCTCCGTGGTCCACTTCCCCTGCGGCCCTGCGTTCGTGTCGTTCGCGGTGCCGGTTGAGGATGACCGCGAGGTCGAAAGTCTCCTGGTGGGCCGCGAGGGCGGGGTCGGTCTTTCCGCAGGCCGCAGCCCGTCCCCGGCCTTTTCCCGCGTCGTCGTGAAGGTCGGCGGCACGCTGGTCCGCCTGCCGCTGCGCGCGCTCGAGCAGGCGCAGCAGCGATCGCCCAGCATGCATGAGATCTTTTCGCGCTACGCAGCCTGCCAGTTCGCACAGCTGCTCCAGACAGCGGCCTGCAACGCGGCGCATTCGATCGAACAACGCGCGGCGAAATGGATCATCGCGGCCCGAGAGCATATCGGCAGCGACGAAATCCGCCTCACCCATGAGCAGCTCGCCGGCATGCTCGGCGTCTCCCGCAGCTATGCCAGCCGCGTCATCCAGACGTTCAAGGCCAGGCGCATCCTCGCGACCCGCCGCGGCGCCATCCTGATTCTCGATGCGCCGGCACTCGAGACAAGCGCCTGCACCTGCAACGGCGCGGTGAAGAAGCACTTTCGCGAAGTGCTGGGACGCGCGGCGGGCTAG